GGGCGCCCGTCAGCGTCGGATTCCCCCGGGCGTACGTGGCACTCGTCCGCTCGCTGTCCGCCGAGGTCGGTGTCGGCAACATGGCGATCTGGGCCCGCAGCGTGTCGTTGCGGTTGCCCTCCAAATCGCCCACGCCTGTGCTTTCGCTCGTCGTCGGCGTCGGCAGCAGCTCCACCGTCGCAGGCAGCCCATCCTCGTACCCGCGCCCCTTCGAATCGCGCGCTCTCGTCGTCGGCAGGCTCGGCGAGACAGAACCAGCGCCAGCGCTCATGGGTGGCACCGACATCGGATGCTCGGATACATAGCCATTCCGCATTGAACCCGAGTTCGGCAAGCGAGGTAAGGACGACGTCAAGGCCAGGTCGCCGACTAACGATGGCCCGCACGTTTTCCAACACGACGAGCCGGGGTCGTAGCGCATGAATGGCGTCGGCGACGGAGTACCAGAGGCCACTCCGGGTTCCTTTCAGAAAGCGTTCAGACGGTGGTCCTGCTGGGTCCGCGAGATCCTGCTCATTCAGCTCGGCTGCGGCTTGCGCAGCCTCGTTGGCGTCGAGCCGAGACGGCACCAGCCCCGAAGGCGATGCCGCATCACAGGTGAACGGGTCATGGTCCGCCCACTGGCATCCGCATGCCATCTCTCCGGCGGGGATGACGATGTCACCACGGATCCCGGCACCTCGGCCGGCGTAGCTGATGTCCTGGCACGGGAACCCGGCGGTGAGCACGTCGACCGGCTCGACCTGGGCCCAGTCCACCTGCGTGATGTCGCCGTGGTTGGGGATGTGCGGCCAGCGGTGTTCGAGGATGCGGGCGGCGTACTGGTGCTTGTCGTCGGGGTCGTACTGGCAGTGCCAGGCCACCGAACCACCGAGAACGTCCACCACAGCCATGTCTAGGCCGCCGTAACCCGAGCACAGGCTGCCGATGCGGAGGTCAGTCATTGGTGCCGTCCTCGGGGGACACGTCGTGGACGTCGGGAGCGGTAGGGCGTACCCCTTCTCGGAGCCACTGGTGGTCGCTGGTCTCCCGGCGCACGTCCGAGATGAGACGGTCCACGAGCGGCGGCTCGCCCACGGCGGCGGCGAGCGCCTGGTCCCGTTTGGTGAGCTGCCACAGGACGGCGTTCAACTGGCGGCGCAGCTTCCGGCGCTTGCGGGAGCCGGCAGCCAGGCCGACGCCGAGCATGACCACGCCGACCGCGCAGATGACGATCACGTTCTGGACGACGGTCACGGCGTACCGCCCTGAGAGTCAGCCTGGACAGCGAGTTCAGGGGGCATCGACAGCCCGCCAATGCCGTTCAGGACGTCGTTGAGGAAAGCGACCACCTTGTTGAGGCGGTCCACTTCAGCGAGGAGGACGTGACGCTCCCATGCGGTCGGGTCGAGAGCACCGTACGGCTTCTCCGCGTGCCTCAAGTCGCGCTCGTCGTTCCGCCGAATCTTCGCGAGCGTCTCGGCGGCGAGCGGGGTGTTCTGGTCGAGGGCGGTCACTCGGCACGCTCCTGGACTGCCTGAGCGGTCTCGGGACGCTGCACGTTGAACCAGCGCAACCTGCCGTCGTCAGTAAGGACGACAAGGTCATGACCGGCCCAGTGGTCGGTCCAGGCGATGTCTCGGGCGGAGGCGATGACCAGGATCGCGTCGTCGACATCCCAATCGGCGCCGAAAGCGCCAGCGAAGCAGTGAACGATCTCGCGTCCGCAATCGTCCGAGTCCGGGTCTGTGACCTTGAAAGCGGCAGCCTTCACGGCGGTGATCGCTTCGTCCTTGGTCGGGCGGATCAGCTCGTCAAGTGAGGCGCTCATGCGGCACCGCCCTTCTGGACTGCCTGAGAGGCCTCCAGGTCCACATCCAGCGAGAGGATCCGCTGCCGGAGGGCGGCGATCGTGGCCGGCATGAACGCGAGCGACTCACAGCCGAGCTTGCGAACCGCCTCGTCGAACCGTTCGTTGACGTGCTTCTCGAACGTGGCCCGGTCGAGTACGAGCGGGGTCTCCGTGCCCTCGACGACGACCGCCCTGAAGTGCTTGGCGTTCTCGACGACCTCTTCGCCGTGGTCGTCATGGTCTGCGACCTTGACCTGAACGGTGGCCTGGTCAGCCTGGAGCGTCACCCAGCCGTCCAAAGCTTCGTCGTAGATGCCGCCGTCGTCGTGGGCCAGCAGTGCAGCGACCTTCTCGGCGGGGATGATCTCGCTCACGGGGTCTCCTCAGAGGGGTAGGGGGCGATAGCCGGGGGTGCGATGCGGCGTCGGGTGCAGTCGGCAGCCGGTGGCGGGAAGAACAGCGACAGCGAAGCCCAGCCCGTCAAAGACCCGTGGCGGCAGTGCCTGCCGGGGTGGTGGGCGAACAGGCGGGTCACGAATGCCCCCCGACGCTGCTCAGTTCGTCGCGGTCGAAAGGCGACCCCTCCGACTCCGGGGCGGGCTCGCCCTCGCCGATGGGCGGCTCGCCGGCGGCCGGGAGCAGGCCGATCACGTCGCCGCGCATCTTCGCCTGACGGCGCGCGATCGTCTCCTCCAGATCACGCATCACGTCATCCACGGAGGCGATCTCCGCCTCGTAGACCGCGCGCTGGTCCCGCAACGACGCCAACGCGTTCTGGTCGCGCTCGTTGAGGGCCTTGTAGTAGTCGATCCCGCGCTCGGTGAGGCTGCGAAGCGTCTGCTCGGAGATGTAGCTGGTGCTCACTAAGGACTCCTGTTGCTGAAGGTTCGGTTGTTCGCCGCTGCTGGCGCAGGCCCCCGATCGGCCACGCCAGCAGCGGAAGATCAGGGGTGAGCGGGAGGGACGGCGTAGCGGACAAACGGGTCCGTCAACGCCTCGGTGATCGGGTCGCACGGCAACTCGGCCGGGTCCTGGCCGTACTCCTCCGGGGTGATCCAGCGACCGTCCGCGGTGGCGTACATCCAGCCCTTACCGGCCACCAGGACAGGCACGTCAGCGGGGTCGATGCCGGTCTCGACGAGGTAGCCGAGCTTGTAGGAGACGGCTCGGTTCTTCTCCACCCACCCGTGATGGCGAGTCGTGCCAGTGCCGCACAGGAGGATGAGGTTCTCGACGTCGTTGGTGCCGCCGCGACCCCGCGGCCAGCGGTGATGGATCGAATCCTCATCGCGGGCGACAGGCTGTCCGCACTTCACGCATCGGTTCCCGTCCCGGGCCTCGACCTGGGCACGGACCTTCGGAGAGGGGCCCGTGTCGGAGGTGGGGAACTTGAGGTGCCACAGCCCGTCATGGCAGCGCGTCACGCCCGTGGGCTGCTCACCAGGGAGGTTGAGCCGCTGGATCTTTTCGAAGCGGATGCTGGCATCGCGTTCCGACCGGAACGCCTTCTTGCCGCACCTGCACGCCGGCTGCTTCATGACGCACCCCCAGCGACGAAGTAGATGGAGAACTTGGTCGGGTCCTTGGCGTTGCGGCGGAAGTCGATCGTCTTGTTGCCGCAGCGGACGTGGCCGCCCATCTCTGGCCGGATCGCGTCCAGCGCTCCCTTGGCTCGCTTCTCCTTTGCCTCCAGCGCCTTGATCTGGGCGCGCAGGTCGAACAGTTCGCTAGCCCACTTCTCGGCGTCTGGGTCGTCCAGGTACAGCACCGAGCGGCGGTCCCGCTCAGGGACGTGGCCCTCCCAGCAGATGCCGCCGTCCGGGCCGCCGAACGGGCAGCCGAGGCAGAACACCGAGTCGGGGTCGTAGTCGCGCGGCAGCATGTCCAGTGAGGTGTCGCGCACCTGCTGCAGCCATTCCATGGCGTCGCGGACGTTGCGCGGGTTCAGCGGCGCCCCGTCCGGACCGGGCCACAGGTACTCCTCGCCGGTGTCGCGGGCCAGGTACTCGATCCGGATCCGCTTGGCGTCGTAGCCCATCGTCACCAGCGCGGCGGCATACACCGACACCTGCCACAGGTGGGCGTGGTCGGGGCCGTGCAACTTGATGTGTTCCAGCCAGCGCGACCCGGTCGTCTTGGTGTCCACAACGGTCCCGGTGGAGGCCTCGAACCGGTCCAGATGCCCGAGGATCCCGGCAAAGCGGACCTCGTGCTCGACCAGATCGCCCGGCTCGGCAACCTTCTCCATGATCTGCGCGACCATGTCGTGCACCGCGGACCCGATGACGGCCTGAATGTTGCCGGACGGGTTGACCGGCTCCGCGCCGGCCAGCTTGTATCCGACGCGGCGGCGGCACGAGCCGAGGTCGGAGACGCCGATCTCCTTCTGCCGGGTCCGGGGCCGGTGCTGGTCGGCGATGAGCAGCAACTCCGACGTGGTCCTCATGCGCTGGCCGCCTGTGCCAGCGTGCGGCTCGCCGCCGACGGCCAGCCGGTGATGAGCTGAACAGCGGCCACGTGGGCGCACCGATCGGTGGCTGCACAGGAACACATCCACTGGTCAGCCTTGAAAATGATCAGGTAGCGGCCATTGAAGCCCTGCACCATCGCCGTGACCTGGTAGGGGCGCAACGCCGGCTTGACTGTGGCGGCCTCCAGAATGCGGACCTTCTCGTCCCGTAGGTAGCCGAGCGCCTTGGTGCGGATGTCAGGCACTGCGACCACCCGGGCATTCGTCCTCGTAGTGGTCCCCTACCGCCCTACAGCGTTCGCACTGGTAGTCCTCGGGCGGCCCCTCCACCACGTCGGCGTCGACGGTGTCGGAGAAGTCGAACTCCGCGGCCAGGTTGCCGATCTCCTCGGCCACCTTCTCCGGGTCGACCACGGTCTCGGCCTCGACCACCTCCGGCTGCGTCACCTCCGCCGCGGCGTCGGCGATGTAGTCGTAATCGCCCTCCACGCCGAACCCGAGAGCCACCTCCGGGCAGGCGAACTTGGCGCAGTTAGAGATGGCCCGGTTGCGCAGCATCGTGCGGGTGTAGGCCTCCCACGGCAGCGGGTTGCCGTGCTTGTCCCTCAGGAACGCTTTGCCGTCCTTGATATGGCACAGCCCCGCCTTGGCGGCGTCGGCCAGCGTGAACGTCTCCCGGTGCGCGCCCTGCGGGTCGTCAGCGCGGACGATCTCGACGGTGCACCGCTCGTCCGTGGACTCGATGATCCGCACCCGGTGACCGGCTTTGCGCGCCAGCGCGATCCACGTGGTGCCCGACAGCTGCGGCTTGCCCTTGACGACGTAGATGCCCTGGATGGCCTGCATCGGCGACAGCCCGAGGTCCTGGCCGTACATCAGCAGGGCCAGCACGTCGGCAGGCTTACCGCGCAGCGCATCCGGCATGAGCGACGCCAGCGCCAGGTTCTTCGACAGGCGGTAGGCCTCGTCCATGTCGGTCATCGGCGAACCGAGGTTGACCGGCCGGCGCTCCAGTTCGGTGGAATCGCTCACTGCTGCTCGTCTCCCTCGTCGTTGGGGGTGTCGGTGTAGTCGCCTCGGTCGGCGAAAGCCTCGGGATCGTCGGCGGCGCTCCAGCGGGCCACGGTCGGGCGCGGGTGCTTCCGCTCGTACGCCTCGATCGCCTGCTCCGGGATGACCTCGTGGTCCCCCGCGATCCACTCCGGGCTCAGAGAGCCGTTAGCGATCAGCGCGTCGATCTCGTCCCGGGACAGGCCCAGACGCTTCGCCGCGGCGGTGCGGGTGAACTTGCGGCCCGTCACAGGTCCTCACCACCAAGGGCGTCCAGGATGTCGGCGTCGCGGGCGGAGTCGAGCGTGACCCACTTCCCTTCCATGCCGACCATCTGGAAGGTGCCAACTGTGCTGCCGTCGGCCACGAGCTGCTGAGCGGCCGACAGCCGGTAGCGATCGTGGTCGACCAGATGGGAGATCAGACCGTCGGCGGAAGAGAACACGGGTGTAACTGGTGAACCCTCGGAGACGGTCTCCCAGAGCTGCCAGCCGGGGCCGGTCGGCGGGTCGGTGCGTTCCCATGCGTCCGCCTCCGCGCACTGCCCCGGGTACCTTTCGACCGAGGCATGGCCGTCGCAGGTGGCGCATGTGTCGGCGACTCCGAGCCGCTGGCAGCGGGCCCTGATCACCACGTGTGCGTTGATGGAGTCGTGGCCGAATCCGTCAAGCGACCAGTCGTTGACCCGCTCAGCGGACGGAATGACCATGGGCTCGTTCGGCTGCCAACCAGCCTCCTTGGTCCACGTGTGCGTGAAGTCGTGCAATCGTCCGGCCTCGACCAGCGCCGCTACGTCCTCGTCGACCAGGTGGTGGGACAGGGCCCCGTTGAACAGGTCCGCCAGCCGCTCCGCCTCGCGGGCGATAGCAACCTCTCCTGTGCCGTAGTAGTCCGGCGCGTGGTTGATGTTGCGTTCGGCGCGGGCGCGCATTGTCGGGTGGTCCGCCGCGATCGGCGGCAGCCCGGCGTCGGAGGGGTGGAACGGCTCCTTGCCGTACCACAGGTCGTACAGGTGTTGCGCCTCTGGCGAGTAGCCGTTCACGCAGTCGGGGCACTTGTCCCCATTGAGGCGATCGGGCATCAGGTAGCCCTGCCATACTTTGTTGAGCGGCCAGTCGAAATCGAGCGGCACGCGCTTCACTTCGCGGCTCATGCGTTCGCTCCCGCCTTCTCGGCGAGACGGGCCCACGGCTGCCACGCGTGTCCCTGTCCGGGACGCCACCAGATCGACGCATCCTCGGGCAGGTCGTTCTGCTCCTGGTATTCGAGGATCCGGGCGCACAACAGGTGCGCCTCCGCGATTCCGTCCAGCGCGTCGGAGCCGGCCTGCTCGTCGCCTTCGGGGTCGAGGCAGGTGTAGCGGACCTGGAACTCGGCCACCACAAACGACGGCGTCTCTACCGCGGCGGGTTTCGGCTCTACGTGGGCGTCCACAGGGAGGCCGCGCGCCGCCTGCTTGGAGCGGATGCTGGCCGCGTACTCCGCCGCTTCGGCCCGGTCCTTGCACGGCTCTTCGAACTCGGCCAGATCACCGCCAGGAGTGCGGGCGGTGTAGACAACCTTCGCCAGGGCGGTCATCAGGCCACCTCGCCGTCCTGCTCGGGGCACGCCTTACGCAGTTCGTCCGCCTTGTCGGCGTTCAGGAACAGCTCGATGTGCATGCCGTGGATGCGGCCCACGACGCGCAGCCTGTAGTAGCCGGTGGGCGCCACCCTGATGACGGGTCGGTCGTGCATCGCCCTGATGTAGGTGAGGGCGTGAGCGACGGCGTCCTCTCCGTTGAAGAACACCAGTTCCTCGACGGCACGCTTCCCGTCGCGAGGGCGAGGGATCTCGGGGTGCGCCTCCAGCAAGTCCGCGAAGGCGCGCAGGCCCTTGATGTACTCGGCGCGGTTGTCGGTGGCGGGTGTTACGGTCATCTGCTCGGGGGATGCGATACTGGTTGTCATGTCTCCTGCTCCTTCTCCACAGGGTGAGCTGGGGTCTACGCGGGGTCCGGCCGGCCGTGGCCGGGCCCTGCGGCTGTCAGGGGGCCGCGATGTCAGCGGCGAACTCCAAGGCGTCATCGATCGAGCGCAAGATCCGGTTCAGCAGGAACCGGGCCTCGACGAGCACGTTGAAACGTTCCGTGGTGGTCATGGGGCGCCACTGAGGGCTTGCAGGATGCTGGCGGTGATGATGCGTTTCTTGCCACCGACGTCAAGCACCTTGGCCGGAAACTCACCCTTTTTGATCAGCTCGTATGAGTAGCTGCGGCTGATGCCGAAGGCCAGGCCACCCGTTGCGGGATCCACTGTCGCGGGCCAGCCCTTGATCTCTTCCAAGGTCGGAACCCTGCGCTCGCTCGGGGTTGCCATCAGGACGCCGCCCGCTCAATCTCGAAGATGTCCTCGAACTTCAAGTCAGCGAAGGCGTCGAGTACGGCGGCGATGAACTCGTAGCCGGGCTTGGTCTCACCGTCTTCGATGCGGGCGACGGTGGTGCGGTTGACGCCGATGCGTTCGGCGCGTGCATGGGGGGTCGTCAAGTCCTTGGCGTTCATCCTTCGGTCCCATTCGCTTCGCCTCAGGCGGATCACGGGCTTGTGCAAGGAGTGCATGCATGCAATGTGTCACGTCGAGTACGCGTACGCAACAGTTTCGCTGATGAAATTCCCACCTGATCACTGCAGGTGTAGGCATGCACGGACGATGTCACCAGTATCTGAAGCCCCGCCAGCACTGACAGCTGAAAAGGTGCGTGTTAAGGTGCGTGCGTGCACACGACAGAGTGGGACCGCGAGGAACTGCGGGAGACACTCCAAGCGATCATGGAGCGAGCAGACCTCTCGCAAGCAGCCGTCGGGCAACTAGCCGGACGCAACCGAACGATGGCCAACCGCTGGCTGGGCGGACAAAGTCGCCCCACCTACGAAGCCGCCACAGCGTTCGCTACCGCTATCGGGGAGACCTACCCGGACCTGACACATCTCGCCGACCGATTTCTGAGAGCCGCCGGCTACCGGACGCCCTCCGAGGATGGCACTCCACCAGAGGATGTGAACCTCACGGCCAAGCGACTTCTTACCCGACTCCGCGAGCTTGCCGACAAGCAGGACAAGTCCATCGGGGACATCCTGGTGGAACGTGGCCTCGCCACGCGCGACGAACTCATGCTCAGCGAGGAGAAGCGAGGCGACCGGTTCGTCAAGGACATCCTCAGCAGCAACCTGCCTGAGGACACCAAGAACAAGATCCTCATGGACTACGTGATAGACCGCCGCCACAGCTTCCGAGACGCCGGCCTAATAGGGCCCCCGAAAGAAAAATAGCCGCGAGGTCCCTCTTCCCCACGGCTATTTCCGTCTTACATCTCAACGAGGCCAGGTCGAAATGATCGGCAATGGCCCTGTGTCGTTACCCTGCCGTCGCGCCGCCTCCGCCTCAGCGTCGAACTGAGCAAGGGTCTGGCCCCGCCACTTGGTGATTCGCGACCACTCCGCATTGAACACGTCATTGCGGAGCCGGTCCCCATGCCGTTCGATTGCCGCACATAGCAGCTGGACGCTATCGTGCAGCGAGGTCCTCCCTGCCTCGCTTCGTTGGGTTTCCCGCGCTCTGGCCATAGCGTCCACGAGAATGGCCAGGACCCCGAGGCTGGCGACGGCGGTGGCCAGCCAGATCGCCAGGAACCAGTGCACGGTGACCCCGATGCCGGCAGTAAGGGCGGTGGCGACCCAGAGCGCTGCGGCTGTGCTACCGATGATCCGACGGGTATTGCTTTCTCTCACAGTCCACCCCTTCGTGGCCAAGACGCAGTTGCGGCGGCCATACTGCGCATTTCCTTTTCCCGAGGCTCTCGCGGCAGCTTATGTACTCTATTTCACTCTGCCCCATTTTGGAATAGGACGGAAGAGATTTGTTCGACAGTCCCAAAATTGGGGATTACCTGGTCGGGCATGCGGGATGACGCTCTACAACTATCGCCGTCCGGCGACAGCCGGACCGCTCAGACGGAAGAAACGCGGCGGGTTTTCCACGTCTCATTGTCCTGGAAACAATGCTGCGCTTGGCGGCGCGGATTCCAGCCTGCCTACCCGTGTTTAAAGGAGGATCCCGACGCCGCCGATAACCTCCGGCGCATGCTCCGGGTAGGGGTCGCCGTCGACCGGCCGCCAATCCCCCAGCAGCACCAGGCCAGGCTCGACGATCGTGAACCCGTCCATCAGCGCGGTGATCTCCTCGCGGGTGCGGACCCGCACCGGATTGGTGGTGTGCCGGAACAATGCCTCGCCGGCCTCTATCTGGGACTGGGGCACGTACTGGTTGCACCCGTGCGACAGGGCGAGATAGCTGCCCGGGACCATAAACTCCCGCAACTGCGCCTGGTAGTCGCCGATGTTGTCCTCGGTGAGGAAATGCCAGACAGCGGTCGTCACGACGCCGACCGGCTGGCTGAGGTCGAGCAGGCTGGTCACCTCCGGGTGGGTGAAGATGGCGGCCGGGTCGCGCAGATCCCCGTAGATGGTGATGACGCCGGGCTCGTCCCGCAACGCCTGGCCTTTCGCCAGGACGATCGGGTCGTTGTCGGCGTACACGGCGCGGGCGTCCGGGTGGATCTCGCGGGCGATGTCGTGCACGTTCGGTGTGATCGGGATGCCGCACCCGATGTCGACGAACTGGCGGACGCCCGCTTCGGCCATGAACCGGGTTGCGCGCTGCACGAATCCGCGGGTGACGCGGGCGGAGGCCTGCACGGTGGGCCACGCGGCCATGAACGTGTCGGCCACCTCCCGGTCAACGCTGAAATGGTCGTCGCCGCCGAGCCAGTAGTTGTAGATGCGGGCCGATGACGGGATTGTGGCGTCGGCTGCTGGGGACGGGTTGTGCGGGGTGGAGGTCATGAGGGACACCGCTCCTTCTCAGTGGTGGTGTTGCGCAGGTGGTCGAGGTGGTCGCGGGCGCGGGCGATGATCTGCGGGGTTTCCCGGCGGCTGCCGGCTGTGGTGATGATCTGGTCGAACAGCAGCCCGTAATGCTCACGGACCTGAAGCTCGCTGATCTCATCCCCCGTATAGCGGTGCAGGGCGAGGATCTGCGGCTTGCCGGGCGACCGGAAGATCGTGAACGGCTCGGCGGCGGGCAGGTACGGCGTGCCCACTGGGTTGATCTGGATCGTGACGCATTGGGCCTGGCTGGCCGCGGCCAGCGCGTCGAGCTGCCGGGCATGCGCCTCCATGTCGCGGTCGAGTGGCCGCCACAAGACGGGCTCCTCGATGACAACCCACAGCCGGCAGCCGCCGGCACGCAACGCCTGCTGGCGGCGCATCAGGTTCTCCACCCACGTCTGCGTTGCCGTCGCGGACGGCGGCGTGTAGTAGCCGACCTGGTGGGCGGCGCGGGCGTACTCCTCGGTGCGCAGCAACTCGGGCACGAGGAGCGGCTGGTAGGTGCGGATGAGGTCGGCGACCTGCTCGTGGCCGAGGATGGCGGTTTCCGCGAGCGGTACGTCTTCGTGGTCCCACCAGCCGGGGTCTCGGTGGCCCAGCGCTACGGAGATGAGCGTCTCCTGCTGGTACGGGTCGGTGACGCCGTACAGGTTCAGCAGGACGTGCAGGTCCTCGCGGCGGAAGGGGAGCAGTCCGTGCTCCATGCGGCTGATCTTGGCGATTGACCCGGCGATGGCCTCTGCGGCGTCCTCCTGGCGGAGGTTGTGGTGGAGGCGCAGCCGACGCAGCCGGGCGCCGACCATCTGTCGCGCCCCAAGCTGTTGGCCGTTGCTTTTCACGCTCGTGTCCTCGTAGGAGTTTCGCCGCCTTGCACAGGTGCCCCCCACGGCTCCCGGCGCCACGCGAGGTTAAGCGCGAATGTACGTTTCTGTCCAGCACTAATAACTCTGCGTAGAGATCACGAAGTTTGCATAGAGGGCGTGTAGAGGGTCGTTTATTTTCACCAGGTTGTTGAGCTGCCCGTTCACGGCCAACGGATCACGGCCTTAGGTAAGGCTGTTATAGCCCTGGTGGATAGTGTCTGGTGCGCCGATTGTCACGCATTAGAGCCCGCCTGGTAGCGCCGTGCCCTGGGCGCGCACTTGACGGCAGTGAGATAGTCATCTCCACGCCGACCACGCATCCCCTTACCCTCAGAAGGAGTGCGACGTGGCCAAAGATCCCATCAAGACCATCACGCTGAAGAACGGCACGACCCGCTACCGGTTCGTCGTGGACGTCGGCCGCAAGGAGAACGGGCAACGCAACCAAAAGACCTACACCTTCGACACAAAGAAGGAGGCCAAAGCCGAGTACGCCCGGATCACGCACCAGCGGAACACGGGCACCCTGGTCACGTCATCCAAGATGAGCGTGAACGAGTTGCTCGATGTCTGGGTCAAAGCGGCAACCCGCGACGTCGAGGAGGGTACGGCAAGCAACTACGAGAACGCCATCCGTCCTGTCCGGCTCCGCCTCGGACACAAGCAACTCCAGGTGCTGACCGAGGACGACATCGAGGACCTCATCGAGTGGATGCTGACCGAAGGCCGGCGCCGCGGCGGCAAGCCCGGCACTCCTCTTAGCCTGCGATCTGTGCGGCTCACGCTCGGAAGGCTCCGCGCCGCACTGAACCTGGCGGTCCGGCGCAACCTCATCGCACGGAACGTTGCCGAGCACGTCACCATCTCCCGCGACCAGAAGACCAGGGCAGCCAAGCCCAAGGTCCGGCCGTGGACCGAGACCGAGGTCAAAGCCTTCATCAGTGCGATCAGCGGGCACCGCCTGTTCGCAGTGATGCTGCTCGCCCTGATCGCTAACCGGCCGGCTGAGGTGTGCGGGCTGCGGTGGGAGAAGGACATCGACCTCGACGCCGGCACGATCGCCATCGCTAACACGCGGACCATCGTCTACGACCGCAACCTGGAGAAGGGCGAGCGGAACAAGGTCGTCGAGAAAGGCGCCAAGTCAGACGCAGGCGAGAGGACGCTGCCTGCACCTGCTCCGGTCCACCGGGCGCTGCGCACCTTCAAGACGCTCCAGGCTAAGGAGAAGCTCTTGGCCGGCGAGGCGTACGAGGACAGCGGCTATGTGCTCGTGGACGAGCTCGGGCGGCCGTGGAAGACCGACAAGCTACGCCGCGAGGCGTACAAGCTCATGGAGATGGCCGGCGTGCGGAAGGTGCGCCTGTATGACGCTCGCCATGCGTGCCTGTCGTGGATGGCGAACAACGGGGTGCCGGACACGGTGGTGTCGGCATGGGCGGGTCATAGCGATCTGTCGTTCACGAAGCGGACCTATGTGCACCCGGATCCGGAGAGCCTGCGGGCCGGTTCGGAGAAGCTCTCAGAGCTGCTCGGCTAGGGGAGATCAAAAAAGCGGGTTGTGAGAAAATGTGAGACGACAGGCCCTAGAAATGATCAAGGACCCTGTCTCACCGAAGTGATCCAAGGCCCTGACCTGGACGTTTGTCCTGTCTTAACCGTCGGGACGACAGGATTTGAACCTGCGACCCCTTGACCCCCAGTGGAATGGGAGCGGTCTTTGGGGCTCGCATCAGTCCGTCTGTCCAGGTTTGGGCCGATTCCTTCCCTGCCCGTCCATGGCCGTCCATCAGGTCTGTGAGAAATGTGTGAGACAGAGGGCCCTTGAACCTCGCAATCCGCCCGTCCCTCCCCCGATTCACAGCAAAGCTTGCGGAGCACCCCTAGTGACAGCAAGCGATTACCGGACTACTATCCGGGATCACCCGCTAGTTCACGAACCTCCGGTCCCGCACCGGTCCGGGAGAGTCATCCCGAGGACTCGTGGCAGACCGGGCCGGTGCGGCCCGCAAGGGGGGCGGGGACCTCGACACGGATACTGCCGAGGTCCCCAGTCCTCGCGGCACTTGAAGTGTCGTGCCTACTCCCCCGACTTGTCCGCCACATCTCTAGAGCGGTCCATGACGAAACTGCCCACTTGAGGCTCCGTATAGATCAAGCCTTCCTCGCGGAGCTTGGCGACGATCTTACGAGCCGTGCCGCGCGCAATGCCAAACTCCTGCACAAGGTCGGTTTCTGAAGGGAACCGGCCGTCCGGCGGGTAGGTGCCATCCTCGACCCGGCTGCGGAGCTCGTCCGCAACTCGAACCCACACCTTCTTACTCGGCCGCGTCTCGGTCACGGTGGAACCGTAGACAGGCATGCACGTGCCCTGACGTGCAGATACGAGCATGCTCGACTATGAACGAGCATGGACGAGTATGCCTTCCCGGGAGGGGTGCGCCGAGTGGGCGCCAGGTCAGCGGACGATCACGACGCTACGCGGCGGCACAGTGCTCGCCTACTATCCGCGCAGACAGCGAAGCGGCCCCGTCTCACAGAGATGGGGGCACTCCCGCATAGCGGGGATCAGACCGCTAAAGCTTGGGCGGGTAGTTGATCGGTTTGCGGCGTAGGCGGTCCTCATGGATCGCGAAGACGAACGGCACTGTGACGCGTTTCGCATAACCGACGATCTTCGCTTCGTGGAGGAGGAACCGGCGGCACATTTCTGGCCCAGTCAGTGCAGCATTCGCCATACCGAACACGCGGGCGCCGCTGGCATAGAGGGCCTGCGCTTCGAGAGGGCCGTTGGCGATCTGCAAGTCCTTACACAGGAGCACGTCACCTCGGATCGTGGCCTCTTCGATCCACTGCTCGTCCTGGATGCGCTGCGAGTCGGCCTTGCCATACCGTTCATCCATCGTCTCGAGGGTCCAGCCCGCCTCTCGCAGCGCGGTGGGGACGATGACCGACCCTAAGCCGCGGTCGAGGAAGAACGTCAGCCCGGACTCTCGCGCCTCCCCGGCCATGGGCTCACGCGGCCTGCTGTGCCAGGACCGCTACTTCGTTTGGCGGCAGATCGTAGTCGTGCGCGACATCGTGGGAGTCCTCCCCTGCCATGAGCCTGCCGAGGACATCAGCGACGCGGATACCCCGGCTGGCCAGAGTGGGCTGACCGCCATTGATCCACGGGTCCACAGTGACGTCGATGTCGTGATACCCCGGCAGTAGGATCACGCGGACCCAGCCATCCTGGTAGCTGACGCGCTGAAGGTACTCGCGTACGACAGGACGGAAAACCTGCTGTCCGCCTTTACGGACAGCCACGAGGCCGTCCACGGCTTCCTGCTCTGCAGGATCGTTGGTGTGATGCTTGAAGTCCCATAGCACCTCGGCACCGTCCGTGGCCAGGCGTTGACTCGCCAGCGCCTGGGTGAGGCCGATGTTTCGCTCCAGCCACCGAATCGCGGGACGGATCCGAGCCATAGGGACGCCTGCTTTGCGGAACGCGGCCAGCATGTATCCCTCGGCCAGCCCAACGAACGGAACGGTCGGCGCGTGCTGTCGCGGGGATCCTGCCGTGGTGACGAGCGGGTCGGCCGCCACACTGACCCCGTCCACCCGCTTGTAGGCGTAGCCGACCGCCCAATTGCGGAACGTCTGCCGCGGTACGTCGATCAAGTCGGCCGCTTGGCCCTTGGTGTAGAGGGGGGTGACGTAGCGGTAGTCCTCGACCATGCTCACAGTCATCACCGCCTCCCTTCGGACTCATCTTCGCCTATTGATCGCGCGCTGTCAGCATTACGTTCCGCGGATCTCCACCTTGTCTGCGGGAAGCACCTCAACCTCGCCGCCTCGTTCCACGACGGTCACCCAGCCGTGCTCAGGTAGCTCCATCTCGTTGATCTCGCTCTCGTGGGCTGGCCGGTTTGTGATCCGAGTCCCGGCGTCGGCCGTGATCTGGGTGACGAAGTCGGCCCCAGCCTTTACGAAGCTGCCGCGGTTCTTGACCGTGTAGATGATCCCCAGGTCTCTCAGGACTTCGAGGGCTCGCAGGATGGTGTCGCGGGCGACGCCGAATTCCTGCGAGAGGTGGACGACGGAAGGCAGGCGCCGACGAGGCGCCCATTCACCCGCTTCGATGCGGGACCGCAGCGCATCGACGATCTGCTGCTTCACCGTGAATTCGGAGTCATAGTCGACCACGTCCCGACCGTAGATAGGGCATCTACCGGCCCTTATTCCGCCTTAGCCTATATGGATCACTGTAGGTCGGAATATGGAGCGCCCTAGGCTAGAGACTGGGCTACTGACGGGTAACCGAGTACCTTGCCTGTATGGCCCCCTCCGAGGTCCCCGACATACCTCACTGCTCCGTAGAGCGCGGAGATGACGAGATGCTCCACGTGACACACGAGAGCACCGGGACGACCATGACGGCCGACACCGAGGAGCGCGCCGTCATCGCGGGCATGCTCCTTCGACGCACGACTGAGTGGCGCCGCCAGTGGGGCGAGATTCCGTTCCGGACGGGAGATCTGCCATGAGCCGCCTCCCCGTGCCGTACGTCACCGCCTACGACGGTGAGAGCATCGCTTACCAGCTCGCTCTCACCCCGCACGCTGGAACCACGGACGGCATCCGGCTCACATACGTTGACTCGGTTGAGACGGACTGGATGTTCGGCGTGCTCTGGCACCGTCACGGCATGTCCCGCTTTGGGCGCCCGCTGTGGAGGTTGGTCAACACGGCCAGGCAGCGTCGCTGCATGCTGCGCCGGCTGTGCCAGGTGTGCGGTCAGTCAGCCGAGGAGGACGGCCGGATCTGGTGGGTGATGCCTGACCCGCCAGCGACGACCAGCGTCGGGCAGCCGTTCACGCACGTGCCGCCTACCTGCCCTGCCTGCATCCGGAAGTCGCGCCTTTTGTGCCCCCGCCTGCGACCCAAGTCGCACGTCTACACCACGCGCGACTGCGATCCATACGGGGTTGTGGCGGACATCTACCGGCCGGCCGCCGGACGGACGGTCATCGTGGTCCAGCGCGCCGTCGAACTGCCATTGGAGGCGTTCCGCGACCTGGAGTACGCCCTGGCCACACAACTGATCGTTACCTTGAACGGGTTGCAGGAACTACAGATGGACGAGTGTGACCTGGTTACCGACGTAGTCGGCAGTCCCTAAATCTCCCGGCTCCTGTGTCCGGTGGCTCTGGAGGGGGTTACGACACGGGAGCCGGGTTCTAGACTTCGCGACTCTCCCATTCGTACCTCAGTAGCCACTGCGAGAGCGCCAGCACGTTGACGCAAGCCTCCACGGGGCGCTGATCCGGGCCGATGGCCACTCTGACGACTGCGAAGACCAACTCCAACTCGGGTATTTCTAGAAACGATGCCTCGGCCTGCGTCGGCCGACGGCCTTCGATCTCCTCATAAAACCGAGTCGGGCCATACCCGTGAGCACGCAGATTGGCGTACAGCCCGGCCGGATTGGTATCAACCTCATCCCGCGCGAATGCCTGGGCGATGCGCCATGGAACGTAAGACGTCGCGAGCTGCACAGGCCTGTCGTCGGCATACATCCGCCGGGCCCGAATCATCACCTGCTCGTCGTCGTCGAGGCCAAGCCGGGGCGCAATCTCTTCCGGCGCATCCACCGGGCCCAGCACGTCCAGCTCGGTACGAGGCTCCATGCCGGCGGCGCGCATCTGAGCGGCGAACCCGCTCGGCGAGCCAGACACAAAGGCGCCGGGGATCGCGCGAACCCGCTTTACCGTGGGCCGGTGCAGAACGTATGAGCCTCCGCCGAACTCACTACGGATCATGCCCTCGTTACGCAGCACTTCCATAGCGCGGGCGATAGAGGTCTGACTCAGATTGAAGCGCTTGGCCAGTTCAGGTTGGCTCGGCAGCTTCTCTCCCGGCGACCATCGACCCTGTCGTATCTCACTACGCAGCACGTCAGCAACCTGCGCGTACCGGGGTCGCGGATCATGGATGCTCATACCTCTCCCCTGACGGTTAGGTTGTGATGCTATCGGTACCAGCAAGAGCTCCATGCCTTGCGCCTCCTAGACCTATCGGTTAGGTTTACCTCGAACCTAGCCGATAGGTAGCGAGACGAGGAAGGCCCATAGACATGCTGAGGGCGGCCCTATCCGCCAAGATCCGAGCCGCCCGCATGTCCCGTCCCGCCCATCAAAACGGAAGGACTAGCCCCATGATGACACAGTCGCTCGCGGACATCACGTTCTCGGAGGCCGATCGGGCCGAGCTCGCGCCGAAGGTCGAGGACTGGTACCGGGAGTGCCTGCTCCAGTTGCGGGCCGCGGACAGGATCCGCAAGGCCGCGAACCTGCCCATCCCCGCAGCGGCGTCGGAACTGTACGCCTACCTGCTCCCCCGTCAGGCGGCACAGCGATGACCGTCCGCGAGATCCCCGGCTATGTCGCGTCTGGCGAACTCAAGGACATGCGCGACAAGTACGACAAGCTGCTGGCCGATCAGGCAGCGGACCCGAAGCGTCTCGTGTACACGTGCGAGCCGCGCCAGAAGGTGCGGCGATGATCCCGGCCCGGCTGTCGTCTCCCGGGCCGCTACGGCAGCCGGGCCGCCCCTCCCAACCCTTCGAGGAGACCGACATGAGCGACACCACGAACCGTAACGGCGTGACATGGGCGCCGACCGGCCACAACGGCACAACGCCCGTCGGCACCTACCACTGCAGCGTTTGCGGCCACGTCGAGCCCAACGCCACACAGGTGGCCGCTGACGCTCACGGCAGCACCCACCGATAGCACCCCCAGCCCTCTACGGAGACCGGCATGAGATACCAGGAGGCCCACCGCTGGGCCCTCCAGATGAAGACCGGCGGAGCGACCGCGACAGAGCTACAGGAACGCGCCCGCCGCCTCGACGACGACGGCAAGTACGGCGCCGCCAAAGCCTTCCGCGACGTCGCCGCCGAGTGACCCCCACACCGACCTACAACGTGAACGGACCCGACATGGACGTGACCCAGTACCTGCCGCCCGCCTGGGTGGCGTGGATCGCAGGCGGCGTGCTCAGCCTCGCCGTTGTCAGCGTGCCGCTGGCGATCGTCTACGGCACGTGGAAGAGCCGCGACAAGACAGCCAAACGGGCCCCGATAGAGGACAAGCTGACGTGGTTTGTAGCCGCGATAGCGACCAGCGTGTCCGCGTCCGGCATGTGGAAGTTCGCCGGCGACGTCCTCGATTTGGAGGGCTTCTGGCGGGTCGTGTTCTTCGCCTTCATCGAAGGCGCCATCGTCATCGAGGCGCTCCGGGCACGCCGCAGCATGAGGGAGAACTACTCCGCCGGCCTTGACGGGATCGCGGTGTGGGCGCTGGCTGCCTTGACCGCAGTCCTGGCCAGTCTCGACGCAAAAAGCTTGGGCGAGGCCGTGTTCCGGCTTGCCGCCCCCATGGTCGCCGCCTGGCTGTGGGAGCGAGGCATGCGCCTGGAGCGGCGCAAGCTGCGCGGCCTGTCCGGCATCCACTGGCGGATCACACCCGAACGACTGCTGGTCCGGATCGGCTTGGCAGAGGCGCGCGACCGCTCGGCGTCCGAGGTAGACGCGCACCGGCGCATCACGCGCGTCGCCTTGGCCGCCAAACGCGTCCATCAGCTCCGCAAAGCGAACGCCTCCGACCGGAAGATCCGCTCCGCCGTCGCCAGGCGCGACCGCCAACTAGACCAGGCCGTCGAGCACACCGGCCTCGCCCGCGACAAGCAGATGCAGTGGGCGCTGCTGGACCTGGTAACCACACTTGGCGGAGCAGAAACCCTCTCAGACCTGCTCGACACCGCCTCAGGCCCATGGTCGACGCTCGACCACCCCGCCATCACCGGCGCCGCCCAACACCACGAAGCCCGCCAACTCGCCGACGCGATGCGCGAATGGACCGACGCCCTCAACCGGCAGCGCGACCCCGAAACCTCCTCGGCGATCAAGTCGATGGCCGCCTACATCGCCCACCTCGAAGGCCGGCCCGCCCCCCATTTTGAAACCACGGATGAAACCCGCGGCCAGGTTGACGACCAGGTTGATGTCGAGGTTTCACAGGCTGACATCGACGAGCTGATCAACAGCTACCGACAGACCCCCGATCCCGGCGCCGATGAAACCCGGAATGAAACCCCGGATGAAACCCGCGCCACTGACGCCATGCGCGCCTACTGGCAGAAGGTCGTCGAGGAAGAACGGCGTCTCCCCACCGGAGCCGAGCTCGCCAATGTCGGCAAGTGCACGCCCCAGTACGGCGCCAGAAAGGCCCGCGAGTGGGAGGCCGCCATGGACGGCCGCATCCGCCGCGCGCTGAAGCCCGGAAAGAAGACCAGCACCTGACCCGCTACCCGCCCGAACTGACCCGAGAAAGGAATGCTCATGCACCGCTGGAAGAAGGTCATCACGTACGTCGCCGTTGGCTTCGTCGTGTTCTACCTGTTCACCCGTCCCGCCCAGGCCGCCGGCGCCGTCAACGGCGTGTTCGACGGCATCGTGCAGGGCGCCAACCAGCTGGCCGTGTTCGTCTCCAGCATCCAAACCTAGGAGGGACCGTCGTGAACACCGTCATCCTGGCCGCCCTGGCGATGCTGGCGCTCCCCGCCTGCACAATCCGCGAGCCCACCAAGCACGCCAAGACGTTCGCCCAACTCGCCGCGAGAGTCCGCGTGGCCCGATGGTGGGAGCTCCTGCTGTGGCCGCTCTGTGTGGGACTGGTCCCGTTCGCGCTGGCCATCTGGTGGGCCACCCGGTCGACGGTGTTCAACACCTCCGCCGTCGCCGCCTGGCTGCTGGCCAAGGTCGCCACCTGGACTTCCGCTGATGGCCGCCGCTACCGCCTGACCCGCACCGAAGGAATGCGAGCACTGCTGGCAAGCGCCCCGATCTGCGTCTGGTCCACCGCGACGCCCCCGACCTACCCCTGCCTGACGAGCAGCGCCACGACGAGCTGGAGCCGCGCCCAGAGCAGGACCTGGACTCGGTGGTGTACGAGGGCGAAGTCATCTCCGACCGGGCCGAACGCTCCAGCAGGCTGCCGTCCGTGGTGGTCGACACGGTCACCGTGCTCAGACCCTCCCCGGCAACGAAGAGGCGGGCTCGCACCCTCAAAGGGCATAGCGTCTTGGTCTTGGCAGGGTGGCACTCGTGGATCGTCCGCGCAAAGGATGGGCTCACCAGCGGAGACATCCGCGAACAGATCCGCATCGCGAGGGCTACAGGCGACCATGAGGCGCTGGAGCGATGGATTGACAAGCGCAGAGAGGCCAAGAACGACCGCTTCGACCGGCTGATGAAGCTGCCGCTGCTGGTGCTCAAGATGGCCATCCTGACTGTCTGCTGCCTGCTTGCGGTGCCGGTGCTGCTGGTTGTGGCGTCCACGGTGGTGTGGGCGACCGGCGCTGGCGGTTGGACGGATCTGTGGGTGTGGTTCGGCGGTGTGCTCCGGTGGCTGATCGGAGCGGCGAAAATCGCGTGGTTGGCGTTCGTGCTCTCGTCGCCGCTGCTGCTCGTGTGGGCAGGCCATCGGGAGGGGCGCCGGTCGACCCAGACGACGCCGGCCTGGCTCGCCGACGACAAGACCGGCGAGAGTGACAGCGGGCGGGACGTCATCCCTGACGAGGGCGCGATCCTCAACGCGCTGCGCCACCTAGAGATAGCTGCCCTGAACAAGGCGTTCAAGGCCGGGTGGCGGCCCCGCTTCGTGCTCCCGACCGAGCGGGACGGTAATGGCTACCACACGCAGCTTGAACTGCCGCCGGCCGTCCCCGTCGAAAAGATCGTCGACAAGAAGAGGACGCTGGCCCACAACCTGGTGCGCTTCCCCATCGAGGTGTGGCCCACAGAGCCGCGCGGGATGCCGGGCGTGCTGGACCTGTGGGTGGCCGACCAGGGAGCCCTGTCTGGCCCCGTTCCTGACTGGCCGCTCCTGCACGAGGGAACCACCGACTACTTCAAGAGCGTGCCGTGTGCTGTCGACATCCGCCGCCGCAACATCAACGGCAGGCTGTTCGAGGCCAACTACGCCATCGCCGGGATGATGGGGTCCGGCAAGAGCAGCCTCATCATCACGCTGCTGCTCGGCGCCCTCCTGGACCCGCTGGTCGACGCCGACGTGTTCTGCATGGCCGACAACGCCGACTACGACCCGATGGAACCGCGCCTACGGACGTTGATGACCGGCACCGGAGAGGATGTGGCTGAGGCGTGCCTGGCCACAATGAGCGAGATCTACAACGAGCTGAGCGTCCGCGGCAAGGCGCTGAAGGAGCACGGGGTGCGGGCCGCCAGCCGGGCTCTGGCCGAGAAGGACGAGCGGCTGCGCCCCCGCGTCATCGTGATCGACGAATGCCAAGCATTGTTCCTGCATGAGAAATACGGTGCGAAGGCGCTGGAGACCGCGGTGAAGACCGAGAACGCCGCGCGCAAGTACGCGGTGACCATCATCTACGCGACGCCTGAAGCGTCCAGCGATTCGCTGCCGCGCCGACTGGTCGCCATCACTTCGAACAAGGCGTGCTTCGCTATCGGCGACCAGACCAGCAACGACGCTATCCTCGGCACTGGCTCCTACAGGGAGGGCATCTCAGCGGTCGGCCTGGAGCCGAAGACCGACGAGAGCCTCGGAGACGTCGGCACGTTCATGGGCCGCGGTTTCACGCCCAAGCCGAGCCTGCTGCGCTCCTACTTCGTGTCGCAGAGCCAGGCCGTCCCCGTGGTACAGCGATCCCTGCAGATCCGCGAGAAGGCCGGTTACGGCTCCGCCGGGTCCGCGGCGGCGCTGCAGCAGCGAGACCTGTTGGAAGACCTCGCGTCGGTGGCCGGCGGTCAACGGGCAAGGCTGGCCGATGCCGCCAGCTTGCTGCGTGACCTGGCGCCGAACTGGATCCCCTACCGGGACCTCACGGGCACCAGACTGCGGGACATCTTGGTGAACAAGCACGGGGTTCGGGTGACGAACTCCGGCAACGTGCTACGGCTCGATGTCGACAGCCTCCGGGACGCTCTCGCCGCCCGCAAGGTGGGTGGTGAGTGAGGTGGTGCACCTCTACGGAAACGGGGTTTCAGGGCCGCTTCTGGCGCCTGGACCTAACCCTGGCCGATGACCTAATACGCCTAACTTTTCGCAGGTAGTGGCGGTGTCCGGCACCAAGTTATCTAGATCATCGATCACTAACCCAAGTTAGGTCTCTCGGCTCCACTTTCGCGGTGGTTGCGGTGGCTCTCCCAGACCTTCGGGAGGGCGTCCGGAGCACCCGCTCCCAAGAATCCCTGTACTACCGATCATTAAAGAGAGGAATCGAGATGGGTGTACTCAAGGCCCTCGACAAGCTCGCGAACGCAGGCGCCCGCAGCCGGATGCCTGAAGCGATGCACACCTACGCCAAGGCCCAAAGCGGGACGACGAACCATCGCAACCAGCTCGCGATCGTGGCCAACGGCTTCGGTGTGGGCAAGCCGGCACAGCGAGCCGCCAAGGAGCAGCTCATCGAGGAGGTGGGCCCCGCCGAGGCCGAGAGGTTAATGAAGCAGGCCGTCCACAAGGTGCGCAAGTCGTTCACGCCGGGACGCTGACCATGAAGGGCCAAGGCAAGAACGCGTTGGGGATGCTCGGCTGGGCCGCGGTGGCGCTCGCCTGCATGGCCGGCCTCGCCATGGGCGGCGACGGTAAGTCGCCGCCCCCTGATTTCAGCAGGCTCGGCAGTGTCTTCGACGTCAAGCCCGCAGACGAGCCGAAGCGCACCAGCAAGAAGCCAGCAGCGAAGCGCCCCGCCAACGAACCTCCGCCCATGACCTGTGACGGCGACCAGTGCTGGTGGACCGACCTCGGCAAACCAAACCAGTGACCTGGCTGTTGGGGGTGCTCGCCACGACCGGGGGGCGTGGCGGGTGCCCGGAGCAGTCAGCTCCCACGACGAGAGGAGACCCACGTGAGCAAGGACCGTGTGAAGTACAGAGACGCCGAGACGGGTCGCGTCAAGACGGGCCGGATCGTCGTCAAGCCCGGCAGAGAAGCCGACGCCCGGGACCTGCGCGGCATGGCGAAGGCGGGAGCGCAGGCCGGCTACGAGCTGCACCGCGACACGATGAAGAGTGACTGATGGCACGTAGAGACATCGAACGCTCGAACCTCCACCTCGACGACGAGGCGATGGACGACCTTCGCCGTAGAGCGGCCAAGGCCGACAAGCGCAGCATGTTCGACCCCGCGGAGACGTATATGGATGTGGCGCGGGCCGCCGAGAAGCTGGGCTGGCCGAAGTACAAGCCCTAGGTAGACGCGCTCTCTGACCCCCGCACCCGTACGGGTGTCCACATATACCGCCCCGGCCGCCCCGAACCTCGCGGCCGGGGCCTTCTTCAGCACGGCGAACGCCCCGGCTGCTTCCTCGCAGCCGGGGCGTTCTTGTGGGGTACGGGGCAACCGATCCCTCGACATCTACACCCCTACCCAATAGTCACAGCTTGTATGCATTTGTCCGTTTTGCGTAGTGTGGTGGCGTGGCACGCTGGCACGGACCCCGAGGCATCGAAATCGAGATCATCCTCCTCGACTCCGGCCCCCTCATGAAGGTCACCCAGCAGGTAAACGGCCGCCGCTACCTGCTCGGCTACTGCGCCACCATCGCCGACGTCACCAAGCACGTCGATTTGGCCGACCTCGTCGAAGTCATCCCGTTCCCAGCGGCCAACTAGGCCGCGTCCGGTGGCCCGTCACCGCCCCTGGCCGCCTTCCTCAACGCCGCCTCCGCCTTGATCGGGTCCACTCCTTCGCCCCAGCTCTGCTTCAGGCGCCAGAGCTCAAGCACAGCCTCCAACCGCTTCCCTCGCGCTTCGGAGAGCCTGCCGGCCAACTCGTCGGAGATGACCGCTTTCCCTTCGGCGACGTCCACCCCGGACGGCATCTCTGCGATGATGCGCTTCACTTCAGCGTCAGCCTCGTCGTAGGCGCGTTGCACGGCGATCGCTTCGTCTGAGATCTCGATGTCGGCCCTGGTGCGTCTCCCCGGGGTGGTGCGTGGTGGTTCGAGGGGATCCTAAGGCCGAACGAGTGTGCGACACGAAGAAGAGTCCTGATACAGCTTGACGCTGTACAGCGTGGGGCTGTAGATTCATGGGCATGAGCAACCCCCCGATCACCCTCACCGCCAAGGTCGCCACCCCCGGCGCGAGCATCGCCGTCCTCGGCGACGCCGACCAGCTCAAGACCGCCTTCGACAACGGCAGCCCCGTCACCCTGGACGGCAAGCACGCAGGCGAAATCGTCTACCTCGGCCACACCCGCCAGACCTACGACGACGGCATCACCATCGAGCGGATCGGCCTCGACCGGGTCCTCGGCGAGTCGCCCAAGTTCCCCGGCCACACCATCGCCGCCTACCTCGTGGACATGACCCGCCTCGACGGCGCCCCCAAGCTGGCCGAACTCCACCGCAAGGCACAGGCCGCCGCCACCGCCCGCGCAATCCGCACCTCGCAGCGACTCGAGCGCGACGACAACCGCTTGGACAACCTGGCCGAGGACGGCGCCTGATGTCCACCGTGAACCTGTGCCTGCGCGACGACAGCGACCCCGAGCCGGTCGACCTGGACAAGCTCACCCCGCGCGCCCGCGCCCTGGCCGAAGCGGTCGCGCAGCGTCTCGGCGGCCGGTGCGTGATCTGGCTCCAGTCGAACAGGACCGTCCGCGAGGCCATCCCTGACGCCGAGCGCTGGTACTCCGCCGACGAACTGGACAAGCCGTACAGGATGGGCTGGTCCGGCTGGTCGCACTACCCTGCCGACTCGCAGATGAGTCAGCACGACTACCTGGAGCAGCAGGCCCGCCGTATCCCGCCGCAGTACTCCATCGTCGGGGCGTTCACCGAACAGCCGGTGCCATCGTTCACCGAAGCAGCCGCCGACAAGGGGATGACCCGCGACCAGGTGCTCAACTACATCGCCGCCAAGACCGGCCGGAGGATCGCACCAAGCACGTGGAGCTCGTACACCGCCCGCAAGCAAGCGCCCGCCCCCTCGCGGTACGTCGGCCGGACCCCGCTGTGGGATCCGGAGACCATCGACGAGTGGCTGGCCAAGTAGACGCGCACAGCAGAACGGCCCACACGAGGTGGGCCGCTGCATTCCCGCCGAGGCGGGACCGAATGGCGATCCAAACAGGACTCTGGATCATCCCCGCCGTAGCGGGGCCAAGCCCGGATAGCGTAACCCTGCGAGAGCCCCAGCGTCCACGGGTCGCCGCACAACGCCAAGAAGCCTCGTCCTCCGCAGAGGACGAGGCTTCGCTACGGGGCTTATCAGTCGATGATGCCGTGGTTCCGCAGCTCCTCCACGATCGCGATCTGCTGGAGCCTGTCGCCTGGCGTCTCGAGGATTTCCATATGCCCGGTCTCCAGCGCGTACCGCTGGAGTTTGAGGGCCTCCATGCGGACGATCTCGTGTAGATGATCCTCGAACATCTTTAGCCAAGTGGCGTTCAAGATGTCCTCGATCGGCACATCCTTCGCCCGAGCAACGCTCTCGAGAACAGCCCGAAGGTCAGACGATGACTCAGAGGCGAAGGTGAGCGGCATGTCGTATGCGCCGTCCTCGCGGCGGCCGAAGAGTGCACCAACAGCCGCCAAGGCGATCTCATCAAAGTCCTTGGTGTTATCTGGCGGGAGAAGATGTGCTGCGCAACCTGCCCGACCGCACGGGGATATGCCCATTCCCCACACGTGCGAGTCCTTGTTCTCTGTACGGGCTCGATCGATCTTCGCCTCATCCGGCGGGCTGAAGTCCAACGTCCTCGCATAGGCGACGATCTGGGCCATCGTCAGCCCCTCGAAGTACTCGTTCCGTCGAGTGGCTGTTCCTTCGCGCTGACCGAACTCAATCATCAAAGCTTCGTTCTTGGCGAAGCCTTCGTGAGCGGGCGACAGCCAGACGGCGGTGACTCTGTTGCCGTGCAGGGTCGCGTTCCCCAGGTGGTTGCGGATCCTCTGCCTCGGATGGTCGGTCCGCCCGACCTTGATCAGGCCACTGTCGAACTCCACCACATAAACGTAGCCCGCGCGACAGCGGTAGCGAAGGCTCACCCGCGGTGGCAGTGGCAGCGGAGCGGCAGCCGCTAGTTCGCCAAGGACGATCTCTCTGGTTGATAACCCTGGCCGGTGACGGGAGCTAGATTTGGTCATCGTCAGCCTGCTCCTAACAGGTTGGCTTGGACCTCGGCGGGTGGACCACCACGAACACCTGTCGAGGTCTCTTTAATTTCTATTGTCCCAGTTCACGGCCTGGATTTCCGGAGAACGCCAACGCACAAAACAGAGGAAGAGGGAGGCGCGGGTAACGCTCTTGCCTGCTCCAGCGATCCAGTTCGTGTCAGGATTTGAGTTTGCCGCTTCCCTTGTGAGCTCGTTGGCGTGGCCTTCGGCGGTCGTCCTGGCGGTCTATATCCTGCGCAGACCGCTAACAGCCGCGTTCGCGAGAGTTCGTCGAGTTGAGGCTCTCGGCGTCTCTGCCGAACTTGATGCTGTAGAGCATGCCCGCGAAGGCGTGGAATTGGAGCTTGCCAACCCGGAACGCGACGTAGACGACCTTATTGAGCGCGCCACAGAGTTCGGCTGGCACCTCGGCAGGGCCGCCCCCGACGTTCCGCCAGGCGTCCAGATCGACAGGTCCAGCGAAACACCCGTGGTCCACTCCGCCGCCGAGGAAGTCCTCAAGCGGCATGTGGCAAGGATCGGGCCAGAAGAGAACCTGTTCGCCTGGGAGGAAGTTGCTAATCAGCTCGAGGAATTGATCGTGTCTGGACATCTGAAGGCTGGCCAAAGGCTGCCGCCCGAGAGGCAGATCGCTGCGGAATACCAGGTCGCTTTGAACACAGCCCGCAAGGCGATCCAAACCCTCCGCCGTCGAGGCCTGGTCGTCACGATGCCGGAAAAAGGGGCCTTCGTCGCCCCTCAGTTGCCCAAGTTCTCGAGGCCCAGCCCTCCGCAATCGACCGAGTAGCCATTGAACGCGAAGAGAGCCCCCGCTCCCTCCCCCAGCCGTGAGGCAAGGGAAGGAGCGGGGGCTTTCGCATCACCCGGGGAGGGTGGCGCTCTCAACCGGATTCGAACCGGTGTTTCCGGCAGGGGTGCCATTGCCTTTCGGCGGGCCTCGATCCCTGCTCCTGGCGGCGCCCTGGGCCACTAGACGACGAGAGCGCCCCGCCGCTATACCGCGCAAGCGGGTGCCACAGCGTCCTGTGGCAGAGGCGGGAAAGGCCCAGCCTAGCGAACCGGGCTGACACTCTTCGGCGACACGTTCTGCCGCACGAACATGCTGGCGGCCATGGCGACGAACGCCATGATGGCCGCCGTCTGCTCATCCGACAGCGCCAGCCCGAACACCAGCGCCACCGTGATGGCGGCCTGCGCGAAACCGAGCACCGCCGAATGGATCGACGAGCCACCATCCGCGGCCCGGGTCACGACAGCGGTCCACACGCCGATCGCCGCCGCAGCAATCGCATTGATGGCGCCGGTCTGCTCCGAGGTTAGCGGGATGACGAACGCCGTCAGCATCTGCAGCGCCGCCGACACGAACCCCAGGATGACCGCCGGCTCGCGACCGAACAGGGATGGGGAAGAAGCCATGACGGACTCCTTTAGGACGCGGGGGTGGGAGTCGGGGACGGCGCGGGGACGGTCTTGCACTCGTACGTCAGGACCGTGTCCGTGGTCTTGGTGCACGTCTCGACGCCAGTGGACCGCTTGTAGATTACGGTGGCGGGCGGCGGCGGGATCACCGGAATGGCGTGCTTGGTCGGCAGGTAGATCTTGCGCTCGGTCGACTTGCACGCCCCGTACTGCGACCGGCGCAGACGCAGCGGCTCCAACAGCCGCAGCGAGCCGTTCTTGACGGAGACACACGCGCCGTACTGCTTCGGCGCCGGCGCGGCAGTCGACGCCGTGGCAACGCCAGAGACGCCCAGGCCGACGACGAGAGCGGACAGGACAACAGCGCTCTTGGGGATACGCATTCGAGGATGCTCTTCCTATCAGGGGACATGCGAAAGGCGGCCCCGCATCCGGCAGGACCGCCCCAGGGCGAACTGAAAAGGATTCCTTTCGAGTTCGCGGTCAGTTGCACTCATCGACGAGCCCAGGGATGCGCTCCCCGAGCTCGGGCTCCTCCTCGGGCGTGGATGCCACGGGGAGGCGTTCTTGGTACGGCCACCACGCCGCGAACAGGCCGTCCATCACGACACCCGCAGCAGGGCAGACCAGGTCTTCGGCCCAACGACTGAATCGGCGTCGAGCTTCTTCAGCTTCTGGAAGCCCTTGATGAGGCCGGCCAACTCGTCGTCGTACCGGGTCCGTCCCAGCCACGCTTCCAGCCCCACTGTGGCGTACACGGCCTCAGGCAGGTAGCCGCGGGCATTCAGTGCCCCGCGAGCGGTCTTGACGTCGTAGTTGTCGTCTCCAGGGCGGAGCAGGGGCAGGTCCTTCACGAGCTTCTCCGTCCAGGACAGGGGCGGGGCGGCGGCCTCGCCACGCAACAGGGCGGCCACGTCCCGGCGGAAGGCGGCCATGCTGATCGAGTGCGGGTCCGGCTTGGAGGAGTTGACCTCCTTGTGGCCCTTCACCGTGGACACCGGCAGCCCGAACTCGCGGCACAGCTCCGCGCACAGCCGCTTGTAGGCGGCCAACTGTTCGGCCGGCCACGGGGTGCGGCCGTCGTTTTCCGCCTCGATGCCGATCGAGCGGCTGTTGGTGTGCCCCAGCGACAGGCTGGGCGCGTTATGCCAGCACCGTCCTGCAGCAACGATGAAGATCCGCCCGTCCCGTCTAAGCCAGATGTGGGAGAGCGGCCCGTCCAGGCCTGGCCTGCCGTCACGCACCACGTGCATGTCGTTCCAGCCTGCGGTGTGGTGGCAGACGACGCCGTCGACCTCGGGCTGGGGGCCGTGACCGCGCGTCTTCCAGCCGGGCACTTCCGTCACCGGGCACCCGGTACGGCGGGCCACGTCGGCGAGCTGGATCAGGTACGGCATCAGCCCTCTTCTCTGGAGTGCTCGCGGCGCTTGTCGCGCCAGGTCCGCAAGATGATGGCCAGCCGCCACGCCAGGACCACAGGCAAAAGCGCGAAAGCCGCCAAGCGGGCTACCAGGAGCCAGCCAGCGTCGGGGAACCACACCCGTAGCGTCCACAGGCCCAGCAGGACCGCCAGCACGCCCTGGAAGGACATCACGTGCCTGCCCGCGCTCGTCTCCCACCAGCGGGCCAGCAGCGCCTGAGCGAGGACACACGCCCACGCCAGCAACGTGGTGACAAAGAGGAACGCGGAACCGACGACGAACAACGGGTCACGCATGGCGGCCCCCAAACGCGTCGTCCAGCAGCGCCCGGAATCCGTTAGCCTCCCGAAGCCGGCGCAGCCTCTGAGCGAGCGTCAACGTCTTACGGGCCCGCTCCATAGCGCGCTGCAAATCCTCCTCGGCACGCTGCCGTGACTCCTGTGCCGCCTGTCTCGCCTCGCTGATGTCCGGCATCCTCTCGTCATCGCGCTCGGTCATGACCCTGCCTCGATCTGCCGGGAGCGGATCTCCGCCAGCAGAGCGGCTGCTATCTGCGCGCCCTCGGTGCTGGCCAGGAGCGCCGCCCGGATCTCCTCGGCATGCGCCCGTCGGGTGAGCTCGTGCGCCTCGCACTCGCGGACGTACAGTTGCCGCCAGTCCGTAGCGTCCTGGCTGGCCTCGGCCACGCGGGCGTCACGGTCTGCGCGCACGTCCTCCAGGGTTGCGCGGGGTACGAGCCGCCCGGAGAAGACCAGCCAGAGCACCGCGAACAGGACGCCGACCGCGCCGAGTTGTACGACGGGGATTTGCGCCCACTCCACTCACAGCCTCCAGCGGTCTCAAAAGGGGGGTGCCGCCCGCGAGCATCCACAACGGGCGGCACCGATCTGGGGATGGCCGCCCGCGCCTCCCAGTAAGGGGGCGCGCATCCGGGGCCCCGCGCGGGCGGCCACGATCAGGGCGAACTGTCCATCTGGCCGGAGAGTTTCAGGTTGACCAGGGTGCTGTTGACGGTGGTCTTCAACGTGTTGATCAGCGTCTGCGCGGTGCTGTTGTAGGACGCTCCAGCGTCCGTAGCCGTGATGGGTGCGACATAATCAGCCACTCCTTGGGCCAGCAGCGGCACGTCGCCCAGTGTGGAGCGCGCCCACATCTGCCCGGACACGGCGTAGATGTGCACATCCCCCGACGGCGGTGTGGCGGGGGCGGTCATGTTGCGCAGGATCCACCCAGCCGAAGCCGACGTGATCGCGGGCCGCTGCCCAAGCTGCGCTTCGAGTTGTTCGACGCGGGCGGTCAAGTGGCGGATCTGCGCGAACAGGTCGTCGGGGTAGCGATCTATGGTCACGGTCAGCTCCCGCCTTCTCCGCCGACGCTGGGGCCGCCCTCGTCTTGTCCGGCCAGCACCAGTTGCACCTGCTCTTTGCCGTCTTGCCTGCTCACCGGGGTGATCCCCAGGCCGATGATGCGGCGTTCCCGCCAGTGCGGGCGGTGCCATTCGTTGTCCAGGTAGATGCGGCACCAGTCGCCCAGCTTGTTCGGGTGCAGTGAAGGGGAGGAGCCGAGCGCGACCGTGTACGTCTCCACCCGGACCGCGCCCGGCGCGATCGACACCCAGTAGGCGGCGTAGTCCTCCAGCGTGTCCTGCACGGTCACGTCCGAGTAGGACAGGGTGCGGTCGATGCGGGGCCAGCCCGCGTCCAGGTGGTCGGTCGCCTCGTGCACGCTGGAGATGAGCGGCTGAGCCGTGGTTGACGCGTCGGTGCCGGACGTCGGGGTGCCGCCTCGTGCCCGGTACCGGGTTGCTCCGCGGCTGGCGCTCACCTGCTCACCCCAGGCCACGATCTCGCCGCCGTTGGGCCCGTACCCCAGGATGTGCTGCGCCGTCGGCTCGCCGAGCCGCGGGTAGCCCCACTTCATCTGGCGGACGATCGTCCCGCCGGAGGCGAACACATCGACGCAGTACTCGAAGCCGTTGTCCACCTCGGCCAGCTGCTGGACGCGCTGCCCGTAGGTGCCTCCGTCGTCGGCGTAGGTGCGGTCCCGCAGCACGCCCGACATGCCGGACGGGATGACAAGGCCGATGTTGGCGTACTGCTGCCCCTGCATGGAGGCGACGAGCCCGCGCAGGATGTCGATCTGGTCGGCCTGCTCGAAAAACATCTCCGTCTGGAATTCGACCGAGTTCAGGTAGCCGTCCAGGGTGGTGCCCTGGATCTGCAGGCTCGGGGTGGCGCGGCCGGACTGGGACGGGTTCGCTTCGGTGATCCAGTATTCGCCCCAGATGTCGCCGTCTCGCAGGATGTCCACCACCACCACACCGGCTCCGGCGGACAGGACGGTGGAATCGCGCGGGAACACCTCCGCCACCAGGTCGCCCACCTCGCCGGACGGGATCGGCACCGTGGCGCTGAATGACCCGGGCTGGCCGATGCGCTTGTCGAAGGAGACGTTCGCCAACTCCAGAAACCCCAGGAACTGCCCGTCGCGTAGGCGCCGGAACCGGTACTGGTAGCGGGCATCTCCCCGGGCCGGCGTGAACGGCGGGAAAGTGGGGATCTCCGGCTCTTGCGTCGCAGCGGCGGCGATCGAGATGGTGAGGCCGACAGATGCTCGCACCGCTTGCGGCGACGCGGTGAACACCGCCGTATCAGAGGCGGCGGACGTGTTCACGGACTTGGTCGCCAGGGTGGTGGCGACGAGCTGGAACACCGACTCGGTGGATCCGCGGTTGGTGTACCCGGACGGCGTCTGCCAGGTGATGGTCGTCGCGGCGAGGTCGATCGCGGCGAACCGGATCTCCAAGCTCGGCACGCCCGCCGGGCTGACGCCGGGGGTAGGCGTGGTGGGGGTCGTGTTGTCTACGGAGGCGATGACAGCGGCAACGGCGGGGTCCGCGCCCTGGACGGCGACCACATGGATCTGCCCGTCCGACAGCCCGGCCTGGCCGAAGCTGTATTCGCTAGCCTCGCCAATGGTGGCGGTGCGGCGCCACACCCGCACCGCCAGGTTGCCGTCGTGGGAGCCGGCCTGGCTCCACCCGGAGGCGGTCATCTGCGCCAGCGCTTCGTCGGTGCAGTGGATCGCCCACAGCGTGTCGCCTGCTTGGACGCCCTGCGGCTTCGCGACGGTGATGGTGGTGCCGGTTCCCGTTGCGGAGCTGACGGAGCGGACGGAGATAGCCACCAGCCACCCCCGCCCTCACACCGTTTAGGAGGTCACAGCCAGGCGTCGCGGTACAGGACCACAGCAGGGTTGGTGACGCCGCCTGAGCCGGAGCTGTACAGCAGCTCGTTTTCTCCGCGGGCGAGCACCATCTCCGTCACCGGCACCGAGACGCCAGTGAGGGTGGACATCTTCGAATCCGATCCGATCACGGCAGTGCCGGCGTCGGTATCGATGACGAGCAGCTCGCCGTCCGCGATCGTCAAGCTGAACTGCAACACCCGGTCCAGCGTCTGGTTGGTGATAGTCGGGTCGACGACCGGGCCCGGGATACGCAGGATCGGGTGAGTGGCGACGTTCCCGGCGTTCGTCATCGAGATTTCGTCGCCGAGCGGCAGATTCACGCCGGTGCGGGACAGGCTGTAGCGGCGCGGGTCCGAGCAGACGATCAGCAGCGACACCGTGGGAGCACCCACCGAGTAGAGGCCGTCCATGGGGATGTCGCGGTCGGCGATCGCCCCGAACGCCAACTGCGCGTCGCCGTAGCCTTTGACGACGAGCGGCCATTCGGTTTCGTCCTCCAGGACGCCGGTGACCGAGTCGAGCTGGGCGAGTAGGTCGTCCATCTGGGTGGGGTCGGCGATGCTGTTGGGCTGCAGCCGGATCGTCACCAGCCGCTGCTGGGCCAGCCTGCGGGCGGCCCACGCGCCATGCCGGCTCGGCCGTTCCACGTTCAGGTTGTCAAGTTGCGGCAGGCTGCGCCAGCCGTCGATCGACTGGACCGCGAACGACGTGCCGGACCCCCACAGGGTGCCGTTCCACTCGATCTGCCCGTTCGCCCCGGTCAACTGGTCGCCCGGGGTGGGCGGCACCGACGCGACGATCGCCGGGAACTCCCAGCCCAACTCGAAGACCGGCAGGTTGATCGGGATGGACAGGGGCGGGAATTCCCAGCCCAGACTGAACGTGCCGAGCGGGATCGTCACCGACGGCGAGGTGACCGTCAGTGCCGGAAACTCCCAGCCCAGCGAGAAGGCCGGCAGTTCGACGGTCGCCTGCCAGTAGACGAGTCTGCCCCGGATCGTTACCGGGATCGGCTGGGACCTGCCTAGGCGAGCCACGCGCCCTCCCTACTCAGTAGAAGGCTGCGCGCTGGATCGCCTGCCCGAGCATGATGCCGCGCCGCAGCGGAGGAGGCGTCACCGGCAGGATCTCGGCTGCCACCCAGTTCCAGTTCCGCGTCGCCGCCGACGAGCCGTTGAAGTTGAGCGTGACGCCGCTGCTCGGGGTGGCGGTGTCGGCCGCTTTGTAGACGGCGATCCCGGACGGGGAGGGGAAGCTGCCGAACACGAACCCCACATCCGACGTGGTGGGGGCCTCGAACCGGGCGGCGTCACCAGCGATGCCGACTGCCCGCGAGTTCGCCACCGTCGAGGTGTAGACGGTGGGGGTGATGTCGACGGCGGCGGAACTGTCCTCGCCGGTGGCGCCGACCGGGTTGGTCAGGTCGGCGCCGGTGATGACAAGGACTTTCAGCGCGGTGTAGCCAGTACCGCTCGTGGTGAGCGTCACCGTCCGCGCCACCGACGACACCGCCGGGGCGGTGAAAATCTTCACCGTGGTCGTGTACGCCCCCGCGTCCTCCCCCGCCTGCCGGTTGACCCGCTGCGTCCACGTGAGCGCCCCGCCCGTGTTGGAGACGGTGTTTGTCACTCCGCTACCCGAGTTGCACATGCACAAGGCGACCAACAGCGAATCGACAGGAGCGGTGAAGCTCGCCGTCGTACACGTGTTGTCCCCCTCCGCCAGCGCCGGTGTCGAGGAGTCGATGGCGAGCGGCACCTACGCCTCCTGCCACACCACGTAGGTGTAGGCCAAAACCGCAGTACCGGCCGTCACCCGGACGCGCAGAAACTTGCTGACCGGGACGACGAACTCGCGGCCGAGCGGCCACATCTTCACATACGACGTGGTGGGCGAGACGAGCTGCACGTCGCCGTAGCGGGTCGCCGTGATCGAGCCCTCAGCGGTGGCGGTGAAACCTGTCGCCGACGTCCCCAACGTGACCAGCGACGCGGGCGCGTTGGGGTCGTCGTAAGGCTGCACACCGCTGGCCGCATGCGCTGTCACGGTGGCGGCCACATCCGTCTGGATCAACTCAGAGCGGATGGGAGTTGCAGCAGCGGCCCCGTCGAAACTGATCCCCCACTCCACGACGCGGATCACCCTCGTGGACGGGGTGGCGATCTGCAACAGCGTCTTGATCGCCGTGCCGGTGGTGACCGGCGACAGCGCCGCCGTGGTCGGCATCGCCCCGTTGGCAGCCCAGTACAAGGCCATGACCGGCCCCTTTCAAGCAGAAAGCCCCGCACGCTGGCGGGGCGAAGGAATCGGAATGGAGGCGGGGTCAGAGCAGCGGGCCGACGACGTTGAGTTTCATCGCGCCGTCGGTGTGAATGTTGACCGCGAAGGTGCCGTCCTGGCTGGAATACTGCTGGACGAAGGATCGGAACAGCACCGCCCTGTTACTGAGGGCCGTCGCATAGAACAGGGCCCCCTTCGCGTCGGTGATCGTGCTGGAGGGCCACGACAGGTTGTCGAAGTCCCACCGCATGTAACCGGGCGAAGCGCCCAACTCCTCGAACACCACGTTCGTCAACGCGAGGCCGCCGGCGGTGTACCCAGCACCGGACACCTCTCCAGCAGAGAACGGCGACGACCCGTAGGCCGGATTCACCTGCGACGCGTCCGGCGTGACGCTGTCTTGGAACAACGCCGCTTTGAACGCCCCGGCCGACGTGTCGCCCATGTTCAAAGCGATCACGTTGGTGAGCGCCTTGATCTGCGTGTCGATGAACAGCAAATCCCTGGTGATCGCCACCGGTCAGCTCCTCAAATTGATCTGGACGTCCCGGTGGTAGCCGCCGTTCTCGTCGGTGCGTTCGGTCACGTCGTTACCTGCCTGGTCCCGCACCGTTTTGCGGGTTGGTGTGTCCTCCAGCACCTGATCTCGGGTGGTCCAGGTCCACCCGGCTGGGCGGACCTGGATCCCCTTGCGGCGCATGTACTCGCCGAACGTCATCCCGGACTCTGGGGTCCAAGGCATGGCGAAACCGCCTCCCAGCAGATCGATTGAGATGAAGGAAGGCGGCTTACCGCCCGCGCCCGCGCACCCGCATCGCCGCCTGAGCGGCGAACCGGTCCGCGTCAGCGTCCTGGTAGATGTTCTGCTCGTTGATCACGACAGCGGGGGCCGACGAGCCGCCACCCGAAGCGGTACCGGACGTCCCGGCCTGCGTGGTGTTCAACCCTCCCGGCGACGTGTAGGAGCCGCCCCGGGCCTGCTGAGGAGCAGAAACCCTGCTCATGTTGGTCGGCGCCGCCATCGACATGTACGGCGACTGGCGCGCAGGACTCACGCTCAACCCGAAATCGGAGGCGACCTGCGACACCAGCCCTACGGCCCGCTGCCGGTACTTCGCCTCATACGGGATGAACGCCTCGGCCGCGCCTGACCCGCTCGACCCCTCGCCGAACAGGATGGTGGGACGGCTGAGTACACCAGGCGGCTGCGGGCGAGCCAGCCCCGCAGCCGCTGCGTAGTCGATCCCACCGCCGGCGTAGCGGACGATGCCGCCAGCGGCCTGCCGCATCGACTTGCGCGCCCCGTGCTCCTGCAATTCGGTGCGGACCTGGATCGTGTACGTCTTCGCGAAGAAGTCGGCGATTCTTTTGCCGAGCGCTCCCAGGGCGTCGAGTGCCCCCGAGGTGTCGGCGCCGACCTTGACCTCTTTGGACTTCAGTTCGGCGATCAGGTCCTTGACGCCCTTCACCCCGGTTGCGGCCTTGTCGGCCTGCGTGCGGTTGATCCCGAACCCCTCGGCCAGCTTGTAGATCTGCTCGCGCGCCTCGTTCGACTTCCCTGCCAGGGCGAACAGCTGCGGAATCTGCTCAATGAACGCGTCGCGCGCCTGACCGCTCTTGAGAGCGGCCTCACCAGTCTTGCCCGCCATTTCACCCGCAGCCCGGGCGGCCTCCAGGACCTTGGTGATGTAGCCGCCGAACTGCTCTCTAGCCTCGACGACGGCGCGTTTCTGCTTGTCCGTCATCTGGGCTGTGATGTCGAGCCGGCCGCCAGCCTGCTGGATCGCGTCCCGGGCCCGGTCGAACGCGTCCTTGAGTTCCAGCGTCCGCTGGGCGACGTCGGTCTTGGCGTTGAACATGTCCAACGACGAGTTAAATGACTGCATCGCTACAGCAGTCGGGTCGACCTTCGCCCCGAGCAGCCCCATAGCGACGGACATCTCCGTCGTCTTCGGGATGACGCCATCCAGAGAGGAGGCGTATTCCGGGAAAAGCTCCCTCAGCTTGTGGACGGGAACGCCGGCCTCGACTGCCTGCTTGGCCAGCCGGTTGAACGCCTCAGCCGCCCCTTGGGTGTTGCCGTTGGCGACCATCGTTGACAGAGCCTTGTCCAGGTTGTCGATCGCCTGACGGCCGCCATCCAGCTGCACACCGAAGTTCCCGAGAGTGTCATCGACCAGACCCTTGAGAGAGTTATCGAGTTTCAGGAACGGGTTGTCAGAGGTGAGCCGCTGGGCGCTCTCCACGAAGCCTTCGAACTTGCCGGTCAGGCTGAACGTCTTGGAGTCGAGCTGGTCCAACAGCTCCGCGGCAGGCTTGCCGCCCTTCCCGAAGTCAGCCAAGCCTTTCGCCAGTTTGTCGATGTCGGGGTTGAGGCCGTCCAGCGAGTCGGCGATCGAATCGACCGCCAGCACAGTGCCTGCGGCTGCGGCTGCGATCACGCCGCCCTTGCCGATCAGGCCGGCAAGGTTCGACAGTTTGCCCTTCGCCCCGTCTGCGCTCTTGCCTGCGGAGTCGAGGCTGCCGGACAGGTTCTGGAAGAACCCGACCACGCCAGACACTGCCTGGTAGCTCTTAACGGCAAGGATCACGCCGCCGATGGCCAGAGCGAGCGCCTCGATCTGGCCAGGACTCATCTCGCTCAGGACCTGCGCCAGCAACACCAGCGCGCCGAGCTTGAGCGTGGCGCCGATCTTTACGGCGGCGATGATCAGTCCGACGCCCTTGGCGATTGCCTCGATCTGCTCGGGTTTGAGGGCGGCCAGCTTCTCCGACAGGGAGACGAAGAGATCAAGCAGATTGGAGCCGACACCGGCGCCAGCCTCAGCGAGGTTGCCGACGAACTCAGCCAGGTTGCGGACGATCTCCACGACCTTCGGCCCGTTCGCCGCGGCGTAGGCGATGAAGTCCTTGAACTCAGGCGAGTCCTTCAGGCTCTCGCCCCAGTCCTCGAACCCCTGGGTCGCGTTCTCCAGGAAGTCCATCAGCTGGTCGGTGTACGGCAGGAAAGCCTCGATCACGCCTCGCAGGCCCGAGGCGACGTTCACCGCAGAGTCGGACAAGCCATCGATCGCGCGCGGCGCCTGCGTGGTGAGCTCGTCGAAGAACGACTTCCACTGGTCGTTGTTCAACTCTCGGTTGAGCTGCTTGAGGAAGCTGTCGAACGCCTTGGAGGATTCCTTGATGAGCGGAGTACTGATCTTCATCCCGGTGTTCATCAGATCCATCCCGGACCGGATCACCGGGAACACGTCCGGCTGCAGCGACCGCTGCCATTCGATGTAGGAGTCCTGGAACTTCTTGATGTCGCGGGCAAGCGCCTGCTCTGCCTTGCTGAGCTCGGCAAACTTAGACGCTGCAGCGCTCGCCGCGCCTCCCGTCTGCTGCATGGCGGCCTTTTGCTGGAGTTGCAGAACGGTCAGGTGCTTCTGCGCCTCAGCGAGATCAGCCTGTGACTTCAGCAGCTTGTCCTGGGCGGCGCGGACCTGGTCCGAGCCCTCGACGCCCTTCTTGTCCGCCTCCGCCTTGTCCTCTTTGAGTCGCTTCGTGCGGACGGACTGCTCCTCCAGCCTCTGGACGGCCTGCCGGTAGTTGAGCTCGGCCCGCTTTCGTTCGAGTTCGGTCGCCTCGGGGTCGGCCTGTACGTCGGCGAGCCTTTGCCGTGCCTCCTCGACGCTAAGGGCGGCATCCTCTTCAGCGAGAGCCGCGTCCTTAACCGAGAGCGTGTAGTCCTCCAGGGCGCGCTTAGCGTCCCGGCGGGCCCGCGTCAGGTCCTCTTGGGCCTGCTTGACGCCCTTCTGCGCGTCGGCGACCCTGCGCTCGGCCTGCTCCAGTTGGAGGGCGCGAGAGGCCGCCTCAGCGGCAGCCTGGGCGGCTGACTTGGTGGCTCCTCCGGCGCCGCCCGCGGCGGACGCCTGCTGCTTGAGAGCCTCGTTGATCCGCCCTAGTGACGGCACCGCGACCGCGGCGAACCCTGCCGCTCCAACTCCAGCGGCTGCGAATGCTCCGCCGAGAGCTCCCACACCGACCGCGATGGACGTCACCGCGGGCAGTGACGCGAGAGCAGCACCGACCAGGGCGATCGCTGATAGTGCGCCCGCCACGTCCGCGTTCACCATGACACGGGCACTACGCCCGACCAGGCGGGACACATCAGAGTCGACGCGCTTCAGCTGCGACGACGCCGACGACGTGTCGGCGTCGACCCGGACCCGTGCGTTGGAGCGTGCGAGCCGGTCGACGTCGCGTTGCACCGACTGGATCTGCGTGGTGGCAGCCGTCGTGTCCGCGCCTACTTTGATGTCCCCGCTGAGACTGCTACGCAGCTTTGAGGCTGCCGCCTCGGCCCTTGCCATCGCCGACACGAACGGGGTGATGTCGGCGTCCAAACGGACGGTTACGGACCTGTCGGCCACGGCGGGACTCACCTCCGCCCTGGGGCCCAAATGCGCGAGTTTCCGGGATGGATCAGCGACGGTCGTGTAACGGTGCAAACCGCGTCATCTTGTGGCGCGTCTTACGCGCGCCTATCTTCTGCCTCTGGAGTCCCTCATGACGTACTACGGCCCTCAGGACGGTCAGCCGTACCCGCAGCAGCCCTCGACCCCTTACGGGCAGCCGTACGGCCCTCCAGGGCAGCCCACGTACCCGACGCAGCCGCCCATGTACGGACCGCCTTCGCATGCTGTGCCGCGCCGCAGCCAAGGGCTGGCCATCACGACCCTCGCGTCAGGGGTGGTCGCGGTCGTAATCGCGCTCACTCCGTTGTCGGGCATCGGCGTCATCATCGGCCTCATCACTGCGATCCTGGCCATCGTCGCCTTGGTGGCTAAGAGTCAGGGCGGTAAGAAGTTCGCCGGCGCCGGGCTCGCCCTCGGCATGGTGTCGTTGCCCGTGGCCGTGCTCATGTACATGTGGGCTGCCGACTCGGCCAAATCCAACCTCGAACAGCAGAAGCTCATGGAGCAGTGCTTGGAGGAGGAGCCGGAGAACATCATCGAGTGCGCCAACCTCGACTAAGTCTTGGCCAGCACCTTCCTCGCCTTCAGATAAACCCGGAACAGCAGCCCAGGCGGAGACTCGGTGTACTCGGCCTTGCGGTGCTCCAACGGGGTACAGGCGTGACACCGCATTGGCGGCGGAGCCTCGTAAGCACCCTCATTGTCCGGGTTGGTCGTCTCGCTCAACGGCAGCTGGCAGCCTGGGCATTGATCCAGTTGGATGCGATGCCACGCTTTGGCGTAGGCGAGATCCTCGTCCGTCCACTCGGCGTCATAGGTGACGACCTCGCGGATCAGGCGTCCCTTGTCGTCGAACTCCCGCTCGGTCACCGAGCGACGCTGCCGGCCCAGCAGGACCGACCGGGGCACCCGGTAGGCGGCGGCGAGCGCTACCTCTTCCGCGAGTTCCGGAGAAGCTCGGAGGCTCTCGATGATTTTGGGACCGACACCGAGTTCTGGTTAAGTGCCCACACGGTGCTCCACAGGTCATCCCACTGCCCCTGGGTGAGAGAGTCGACCAGTAGGCCGGCCTTCTCCTCGCTCATCGCAGGGTCTACGGCGGACTTCGCCAGCAGCGCCACCCCGAACGTGTCGACGTTGAAGCTCCGCTCGCCCTTGTCCTCCCGGGGCGGGTGCGCGGCGATCAGGTCCGATAGTTGCTTGTGGGTGAGGGCCCGCACCCGGATGGGGATGCTGTGTTCGGCCATCTCCGCTTCGAGGTCGCGGACCCGCTGCGCCGCCTTCTTACCGGCCGCGCCGACGCCGGCAAGGGAGTCGTTGGCCTCTGCGGCGGCCCGGGTGACCTCTTGTTCGGCCTGCTCCCATTCCGCCCGTAGGTCCGCCCGAGTGCACAGGTAGTAGACGGCCTCGGGCAGGCGGATCTGCCCGAGGATGTCGTCGATGGACGCCATCACGCGGCCACCAACGCGTCAGCGTCAGCCGTGGTGTGGTTGAACAGCTTGGACACGAACCTCTGCGCCGCGTTCAGCTCGGGCGGCTGCATGTTCGGCCGACCGCACCTGACCGGATACACCTCGACGTGCTGCCCCGCCGCGTACGCGGTCTCGTGGGCGAGGTTACGCCGCACCACCAGGTAGCCGAGTTGCCGGTCCACGAGGGTGTCCCAGCCGATGTCGTCAACCGAGTTTTCCTTGCGCTTGACCGTCAGCTCAATGCTGTATTTCACGCTTCCTGCGTCTTCGGTTTCGTCTCTGCTGGCCAGCGCCGTGTTGTCGACCGCGGCCTGCTCGGGCGCGATGCCGAGACCGTCCTTGGTGATGTACTCCTGCAGGTCCACGCCCGCGTTGCATTCGGCGGCGGTCGGTGCGGAGATGTTCGCGATCGTCAGGCAGAACGTCACCTTGACGTTGCCGTCGCCCAAAAGGTCGGCAGCCATGGGTCACTCCTCTTCGGTGGTCTTGGCCGCCGTGCTGCGGCGCGTACTGGGCTTGGGCTCAGCCGCCCCTGCGGGCGGCTCGACGAACGTGGCTTCCGGCGCGGCGTCGACCGGCTCGTAGTCGGGGAAGTGCCGCAGGGCGCCCGGGGAGATCTCGGTGACGTCGCCTGTCACCTTCGAGCGGACGCGGATCGTGGGGCGGGGCATCAGATCCGCCCGACCGAGAACGTGACCGACGTGACGGAGCTGGCGACGAAAGTCACCAGACGCCCGTCGTTCGGGTCGCCGTACGAGGGCAGCATCGGAATCCACTGCTCGGCGCCGGCCCCGATCGTGTACGCCTTGTCCGGGTTGTCCACCAGGTAGTCGGTCTGGCCGGCGCCAGACACGGTGACGGTGATGGAGCCACCCGACCCGTTCTTGAAGTGCACGAACGTCCGGGAATCGGCGAGGACCTTGTCCCCGGTGGTGGCGGTCGCGGCGTAGTAGGTCGGCGTGACACCGCCGACCGTGACCGCCTGAGCTGTGCGGGTAGCCATGCGGGCTCTCCTTCAGGGCATGCGAAAGAGCCCGCGCACCAGGGGGTGTCGGGCTACGAAAGACCGGGTGTTATGCGGGCTGCGAGCGGAACGCGATCTCGACGACGGCCATGTACACGGCCGGGGCGACGGACTCGTCCTTGATGACCGGTGGACCGCCCGGCGTCTGAACGCGGTAGGTGGACCGGCCTGCGACGGTGAGCCGCTGGCCGATCAGCGCGGCGCGAACGTCATCTGCGGCATCCTCGGCTTGCGTCTCGGTGGCGCCGAACACGTTGATCTGCGCGGCGTAGTCGAGGTATTCCAGCGGCTCGGACACGTTACCGTCAGGGGTTCCCGGCGATGGGTAGACGACGGCGTAGCGGATGTAGGTGGAGGTTCCGGGGTTGCCTGACCAACCTGCGCCTGCTGGTTTGGTGGACCGTCCGACCAGCATGGGGATCGCTGCGATGGCGGCCACCACGGCGTCGGTGTGAGGCTTGGACGGGGCGATGGGGATGCTCATTCGAGCGCCTTCTTGCCCACCTGCCCGAGGACGTCGGGCAGCGGTTCGACGGCTCTATCGAAGGCCGGCCGCATGTACGGCTGCGGATCCATGCGACTCGTCCCATATTCGACGTAGCCGCCATAGTTCGCGGTGGGGCCTGCCTCGAATCCGAGCCCGTCGGCGTCGAAGTCCACGCCGATGGAGTTCTTCAGATTCCCGGTGTCCACCGGTGCAGCCGTCTGTGCGCCGGCCACGGTGTCGAACCCGACCTTGCGGACCACCTGCTCGGTGAGCGCTTCGGCTTTCGGCCCCGCCTCGCCGATGCTCTTGATCAGCCCGTCGAGTTCGGAGGTGTCCCAGCCCATGTCACGCCTCCAGGTCGGTCAGGTCCTGCTCGGCGATGAGGACGCGTTCCCACTGCTCGGATCCCATCCGCACGTCCATGATCCGTAGGTCTACGCCGACCAGGCGCGGGTCTTTGGCTGTGTTGATGTGGATGTTGTCGCCCTCGCGGACCTCGGCGGCGTCCCATTCGACGGCGACCTCGTAGCCCCGTGTGGTGACTCGGTGGTCGCCGGAGACGACGTAGCGGGCTTCCGCCGGCTGCGCGGTGACCCTGCACGGACCGGTGTAGACGGTGGTCGCGGTCGGCGGGTGCCAGACGCCGTCCTCATCGATCGTGCCTTCACCAGTTCCGGGCCGGGTGATGGTGCACGTCCCGGTCTGGGTGCCAGTCGCGACAGGCCGGTGATGCTGCGACCAGCGCGCGTGGAACGGCGAGTGACCTGCTAGGGGCATCACACCTCCTAGCAGGGCTCGTAACCCAGATAGCCGAGATGCGGGTCGAAGTCGACGACGTCGAATCCCACGCTGTCGTCGCCGACGCCCTCGTCCACCTGACGGCGCAACTCCGTGGCGCGGGCGCGGAGTTCGGCGGCGACCTTCGCGCCATCCGTGGAGATGTCCTGCGTCTTGATGACCTTGGACACCAGCACCTCAGAGGAGGCGATCACGTCCAAGGCTGCCGCAGCGGCCAGCTTGACCGAGCCTTCCATCGACAGGAAGGCCTCGATCTGCGGGTCGATCAGGAGCGCGTTCTGCTCATCGGTATCCGGGATCAGCAGACGCACCCTGCCGACGTCGGTGGAGTAGTCGATCGCCATCCTGCACCTCCTTACGAGGCCGGGATGACCGCGATCCCCCACGTGGCGGACGCCGGATCGATCGCGCCCGCAGTGCCGTTGATGATCCGGATGGTCACCGTGTTCGCCGCTGAGACGAACGCGGAGACCACCAGGCCGGCGGTCAGGTTGCCCGGCGGAGCTGCGATGGCGAAGTCGCCGGTCGCGGCCCCTGTGACGGTGGCGGTAAGAGTGCCGACCGCGCCCGCGGCTATGGACGCGAAATCCAGCGTCGCCGTAGCGGTGAGCATCTTCTGCGACGCCGGGATACGGCCCGAGGTGTTGAGTGTGGCGAGGCCGCCGGCCATGCCCTTGGCTGTGGTGCCCATCAGGCCCCTCCTGTCTTCCGTGTGGTGGTTCGCTTGCGCGGCGTCGGCTCGGTGAGCTTCTCCTCGGCCTGGGCTGCCTTCGGGGCGGCCCGGGGGCTGTCCTTGGCCGGGAGCGCCGGTTCCCGGAGTTCCACCGGGCCATCCTCCGGCTCCTGGGGCGGCGCCGGAAGACGGTCCAGGATCTGCCCCAGCCGGTCGTGGATCGCTGCCAGATAGACCTCCGTGCCGTTCACCGGAGGACGTAGCTTCATCAGGAGCCACTGCCGTTGGACGCGACCGCCATCTTCGGGTCCATCAGGGTGCCGCCCAGGACATGGCGCACCTTGTGGCGGATGGCGTCGGTCTCGAAGTCGCCGTCCTCGACCGGGGCCATGCCGCCGCCGACCCGGATGGAGTCGGGCGCCTTGACGAACACCTCCGGCTGCTCATGACCGCGCAGGAAGCCGACCTCCATGGCGGGACGGCCGGCCATGGTCTGCCCGATCAGGTACCAGGAGGTGTTGCCGTTGGCGGTGGCCGACACGATCGGCAGCCACGGGTTTATCACCGGCGTGATGCGGCGGGCCAGCCAGTTGTTGACGCGCAGCTGGTTGTTGCCGGTGCCGTCGCCGCCGCCGGACGCGGCGTCGATCTGGATGGCGTTGAGGATGTTGTTCGCCACGACCTCAAGAGCGGGCGGGACGACGAGGTTCATCCGGTCGATGAAGATCGGGTTGCCGTCGCTGTCGCGCTGAGCGGCCAGAACGGTCATTGCCGTTTCGAGAGCCTCGACAGACAGGACCGGGTTGCCGGTGACGACGTTGCCGTTACCGCCGGAGAAGAACGTCGAGTTCGGTCCGGACGCGGCGGCGTACAGCTGGGTGACGAACTTGTCCTCCGTCATCCGCGCCGCACGCCCCAGGATCAGCGGCAGCTCCCGGAAGGAGTCGAGGTCGTCGTTGACGCGCATCTCCCACGTCCAGTCCAGGCGCCGGCCGCGCTTGGTGACCCGGTACTCGTACTCGGACGGGGCGACCGCGGCCTCGGGGTACTCGCCGCGTTCCGGCACCTCGTCCAGGGTGGCGGACGCGCCGTCGAGCGCGAACCGCTTGACGGTGCGGAAGTCGCGGACGGTGCCGCGGCGCGTGTACAGCTGCCAGGTGGACGGCCAGTCCTGGTAGGAGCCGAGCACCTGCCTGTCCAGGATGTCGGCGAACAGGATGGAGAAATCCGAGGTGGTCATGGCCTCCTCGAAGTCCAGCAGTGCACGCCTGTTGCCCTGGACGGCGCGCTCGTAGAGGCGGGCGGCCTCCACCAGGCGGGAACCGTAGCTGGGGTCGGCCTGGCTGCGCGCCCGGATGCCGCGGATGCCGCTGCCGGCGCCTTCCCGCAGCCACGCCGGGGTAGCCCGCTCGGCGGGGCGGGTGCCCTCATCCGGCAGGGTCGTGAGATCCGTCATGGTGATGTGGTCCTTCCCGGCTCTCAGTAGCCGACCTTGACGCGGATGGTGGTCGTCGCCCCGCTGGAGACGGCTTCGAGGGCGTAGCCGAAACGGACGCCGTTGGTGTTGTCGGCGTTCAGCTTGTGAGGCGTGGCGGCCGAGTCGTAGTAGACGATCGCGCCGACAGCGATGGCGGCGTTGGTCGTCGTCTCGCCCTTGACCGGCAGGTCGAACACGCCGTCGGTCTGGATGGTGGCCATGCCGTCGGCGTCCTCGCTCGTGAGCGCGACGGCGGGCAGCTGCCCGATCACGACAGGATCGCCGGACAGGACCAGGCCGCCGTCGCCGGTGCCGGTGACGCCGGACACGTCGGCCTCGAACTGGCGTCCGCGCTCGAACACCCTGTTGGTCGCCATATCAGCTACGTCCCTTCGCGGCCACAGCCGCCGCACTCTCGCTCATGCCAAGCGACGCGAACACGCCGCCCAGCTCGGACTCCACGTTGACCTGCGGTTCGCTGCCGCCTCCGAGCCCGCGGACCTGCCCGATCCCGGCAGCCTCAGCGAAGCGCGTCAGGTAGTCGCGCTCGCGGTCGATCGCGGACTTGATGCTCTTGACCAGAGCCGCCTCATCCAGCGCCCCCTCCTCGTTGAGGGGGACGTTGACGCCGGTCACCGACTCGATCACCTTGGCGTGGGCGACCTCGGGCAGCGTCGACTCGGCCAGCGTCTCGACGGCCTTGTCCCGGGCGGTGTTGTTGGCGATGAGCCGCAGGTTGGTCCGCTCGGCCTCGGCGAGCTTGGTGTTGGCCTCGGCCAACTGGCGGGACTGGTCGCCAAGCTTGGCGATCTCCAGTTCCGCCTCGGCCAGCTTCTGCTTGGTCTCGGCGAGAGAGGTGCGCAGTTCCGCCTCGCTCAGTTCGATCGGGCCGCCGTTCGGCGTGCCCTGTGCGTTGGTGCCTCCGCTCACGGGGGCTACCTCCTTCAGGGTGGTGACCGGCGGCGCCGGTACGTGGTTCTCCGCGGCCTCTGCGACCTCGGCAGGCTTGATGAAGTCCTCGTCGTCGTCCGGGCTGTCGCCTGGCTCGTCGTCGCTCTTGTCGTCATCGACGTCACCCGGTTCTGCCTGCCGGGTGGATTCGGTGGCCTTGCGCAGCAGATCTCCGGACTGGGCGCGTGCGGACTCCAGGAGAGCGACGACCTTGCCTCCTGCGCCTGCCGCGGTCACGAAGTCCACGGACGCGGCCTCGGTCAGCGAGGTGACGATCGGGCCGCGGATGCTCTCCTCTTTGGACGGTTCGACCGTCCCCGAGGCGCGAATCGACATGCCGATGTCCTTCCACATGGACTCGATCACTTCGGCCCAGTGGGGGTAGACCTCAACGTCGGCGTACAGGCCGTCCCGCTCGTACGCCGCGGCGGAGGCGAGCCGCCCCACCCGGTCACGCAGCGAGCGCTCCGGCCTCTCGTATTCGTCGCTGGCTTTCGGATGGTCCAGGTAAAGCGGAAGCCCCTCACGAAACACCGCGGCATCGCGCTTCAGCATCTCCGCCGGGTAGAACCCGCTGGAGCCCTGAATGTCTCCCTGGATGATGCGGGCGCGGAACCGTCTCCCCTTCGGCGCCTGCCCTCCGGCAGCCTCAGCGAGCGGCACGCGCTCGGTAAGCGCCTGCTGTTCAGGCATAGTCACTCCTTCCCGCCAGGGCACGGTGTGGACGGCGTGGCCGCTCCGTAGGTGGCATGCCAAGTGCCGGGGCCGGGTTGATCACTGCCGTCGTACAGGCAGCGAGTGAAATACATGCCCTCCGGGTTCAGCACAGCCAGCGCGCATGCGTCCCGGTCGGGGAGCTCAGTGATGATGGCGGCCCGGCATTCGCTCTTGTATTCGCCACCTGGGGTGCCGTAGCTGACGTAGTGGACGATCTCGCCGACGTACGGCATGGGTGGACCTCCAGGTCAGGTGACGTTCGGGATGAAGCCGGCGAACACGAGCAGGCACCCGGCGGTGCAGACGAGGGCGGCGATCCACGCCTTGTTGACGGCGGCGTAGATGGCGGCGCCGAGCAGGCATAGGGCGGCGATGATGACGAGGAGTTCGGGGACGGACATTCGGTCCTCCAGTGGGTTCAGGCGGCGCGCTGATTGCGCAGTTTGGCGATCCGCTCCAGGTCCTTGACCGGCCTGACACCCCAGGAGTCGCGCCACTCAGGGGTGGTGCGGAGCTCGGACAGGTCCTCCCACGTGATCTCTCCCGAGCGGAGGAGGTCGAGGCGGGCGCGGCCCATGATGGCGACCTGCTCGGCCTCTGGGAGGGCGTCGAAGATTGTGTGGGCGTCGGGCAGGAGGTCGTCGGGTTCGTCGATGTCGAATCCGAGATCCGCCCAGGACTTGGTTTTGGGTGTGCGGGAGCAGCGGCCCTGCTGGTGGTCGATCGGCCCCGGAACGCTTAACGGGAAGACCTTGCCATGAAGCGCCCAGCATGAAGGGCACGTCCGGCCTCGACTGGTGTTCAGCTCGGCGTGCCACACCCAGCCCTCTAGGACGTCGTTGTGCTGCTCTTGGCCGACCTCGGCGGCTTCCCGGTGGGCGTCGAGGATCTCGGTTCGTGCCAGGTTGAGAGCCCTCGTGAGACCGCCGTTGAACTCACCTTCGAGGTTCTTCACCATGCGGGCCGCGGCCGTGCGCGGGTTGTCCCCCACGGCCACGCCGCGCACGAGTTCCTGTTTCATCCGCTTGGTCGCCTCATCGGCGAGGGGCCAGTGCCGGGCGTTGATCTGCTCTGCGGTGCGGCGCACGATCGCGTCGATCGCGTCCGGCAGTTGCACCCCGAACCTTGCTGCAAGCGCCTGCGTGGACCCGTACGGCAGCTGTGAGGCGATCAATGCGCCCTGAGTCTGGAGCCCTAGCCGAGCCGCTTCCGTGGCTCCAGCAACGGTCTGGGAGCGCGCCAGGGCGGCGAGGCGTTCAAGTGTCTGCCCGATCACGTCAATGGCCCGTACGGCGCGGGCCGTGCGCTCGATCTGCCGGCGCGTAGGCCACCTGCCGTCGCCGACTTGGAGGAGTTCCCCGATCGCGGCGACGACCTCGAACACGATCTCGTCCCACGCCCTCACCCACGCGGCCACCAGGCTGTTGGTGACGTCATCCACGATGGAGCCGACCTGGCGGCGGAGTTGCTCGGCGATCCTCAGCGTTTCTGCTGTGATCGCCATCGCCTACTCCTCTTCGTCGTCCTCGGAGGTGTCGGCCTGCTCATCGTCTTCGGGTGTTCCCTCGCCGTCCTCAGGCTGCTCGGGTTCACGGTCGCCTCCGCCGAGCGCCGCCGCGGGGTCTTCGCCACGGCGGAACGCATCCACCGCTGCCTGCCCTGCCCGGCCTACAGCACCTTCGGGTGGGACGAAGTTGCCGTCATCATCGGTCAACCCGTCGATGATCTCGTCCACGTCCGTCACCCCGAGAGCCTCCAGGAGCAGGCGCACCACAACCAGCGGCGGCAGATACGAGGTGCCGTCGGCCTTGACGATGGCGTCGATCACCATCGCGGGGTCAATGTCCTCAATGTCAGGCCAAGAGATGTCGATCGCCCGGTCGGTGTCGCCGTCGAGCTCGACCATCTCGCGCCCGTCAGCGTCCCGGGCGGCCTTGCCCTTGAGCGCCCCCTCGGGTGCCTTCACAGCCTGGTCGATGACGTAGTTGAGGATCGCCCGCAGGGATTCGGTGTGGACGTTGCGGCGCAGGTCCATGCTGCGCTCGGTCGGCGAGTCCAGCGTCTCCGCTGTAGCCCTGGCGCCGGTGGTGCCCGGGTCGCCCAACAGCATCGTCACCGGGACGTCCAGCGCGGCGGCGACCATGGCGGCGAGTGGCCGGCCGGACTCGGAGTCGATCGTGGCGCCGGACTTGGGGATCGCCTCCAACGCCATGTCCGGAGTCATGAGGGCGGTCGCGCCGGCGCGCTGCGGGTCGCCCGTGTACCGGTCGGTGGCTGGTGCTGCGGCGATGCGGGCCCTGGCCGCGGCCTGCTTGCTCCCCTTCGAGGTCAATCTCCAGGCGAACCGTGACAGCGCCTTGATCAGGGTTGCCCAGTCTTCCAGGAACGTCTTGTACGCGTGCGCCCAGTCGATCGCCGCGTATGCGTCCGGGACGCCGAACTTCCAGCCCTTCAGCCCGTTCACCCGCACGTGGTATACGGGCGCGTCCCAGTACACCTCGGCCAGCTGGTTGTCGCCGTAGTAGGGGAAGTTGAGGCGGCGAGGCTTGACGGGAGGGTTGTAGCCGAGCGCCGGATAGTAGGCGACCCTGCGCACCTGCTGAATACCCGCGTCCAGCCGCCGATCTTCCCACCATTCGCGCCTGAAAAACCACGGTTCGCTGCTGTCCTCGGGGTTGCAGATCACGTCGGTGATCTCGTCCCAGGGCAGGCTGCGCACCTGCACGCGTCCGGTGCGGGGGCTGGTGAACAGGGCGTAGAAGACGTTGCCGTCCGTGCCAAGTTGGCGTTCGGTTTCCTCGCGGGCTTGCGCGGAGGAGAACACGCGGCGGTTGCCCTCGTCGTCGAGGAAGGATTGCACGACGGCGTTGACGTCCTGCTGGCCGCGCTGCTTGCCGTTCGCCCGCGCGCTGATCTGGACCCCTTGGCCCCACACGTACGCGTTCCGCAACGCCAGGCCGCGTTTGATGAGCGGCGACTTGATCGCCATGATGCGGCACACGGCGGTGATCTGCTGCAGGCCTTGGCGGGAGAACTCCTGCTCGGCGTACGCGGTCAGCTTCTGCCAGCCGGGCTCGTACATGCGGGCTTCGAGGTCGTCTATCGACTCCTGCAGATGGGAGACCACCTGTCGCTCAGCCTTAACCACCTCGGCGAGTTCGGTACGGCCGGTCACCCGGTAGATCGTTTCCTGGATGCGGGAGGCGATACCCACGAACGGCCTCCCTCGGTCAGTAGGGCGAGATGCTCAGGGCCAGGTCGTCATCGAGGTCTTCGCCGTCGACGATCTCGTCAGGCGGCGCCACGTGCGCGTAGGCGAGCATCACCGAGTCGGCTCGGTCCGGGGATGGCAGGCCGCGCTTCTTCATGTCGTCCTTCGACTCGATCAGGACCTGACCGCGGGCCGTGTACTTGTACTTGAGGGTGCCGAGCTGGGCGGCGAGTTCGTCGTCTTCCGGGTCGAGGTCGATGTCGCCGGACTCGAACCGTTCGCGCAGTCCCCACCACCATTCGGCGCGGGCGTTCGCGTAGTGCTCCCGGTCGATCGCTCCGGCTCCTGACTGCATGTCCAGGACGTCATGCCCTGCTTCGAGGAGTTCGTCGACCACGCCGGAGCCGACGCCGACACCGTCCACGCGGATCTCGTGCACGTGGTGGGCGCGTTTGGCGGCGATGACCTTGCCTGTGGTTTCGGTGGTGCGGGCGTGGGCGTGGTCGCCGATGATGCGGGCCACGGGGCCGCGGGCGAGGCAGAACACGCTGCGGTCGGACCCGAACCGGGCCACGTCCACGCCGAGGACGTTCACCGGGCCTGGGCTCAGGGTCCGCTGCTGGGCGGCTTCGATCCAGCGAGGCGAGATGAGCGTGTCGTCGCCGACCTCGGGGAATTCGCCCAGCACCTTCGAGGTGTAGCGGGGCGAGGTTTCGCCCCAACGCTTCCGCTTGTCCTCCACCCACTCCGGCGACAGCATGAGCGGCCGGAGCTTCTCGGGGAACGGCTCGTCGGTGAAGTTCGGCGTGTCGAACGCGGAGACGCCGATGACGTTCCACCCGGAGCCCGGCTTGCACACGTTACCGAACTCGGTGTTCGGGTCGTCCGGGTTGCCGATCGCCAGAATGCGGCAGTCGGCACCAGTCGTGATCGCCTCGACGGCCGTCCAGAGTTGCTCAGGGATGCCGCACGCCTCATCTAGCAAGACCAGGACGTAGCGGCGGTGAATGCCCTGGAAGCCGTGCTGGTCAGTGTCGGCCGGCTTACGTCCCCAGCCGACCAGGGTGCCGTCGTCAAGCTTCCATTCGTCGCTCTGGAGAACGCGCCCGGGTAGCGGTTCGCCCATCGCTGCGGCGAGCTTGGCGGTCTTGCGGATCTCCTCCCACAAGATCGCGTGGACCTGCGGGTAGGACGGGGCAGTCGAGACCACGAACGCTTCGCCGGGCGGGTGGACGTCGATCCACCACGAGCCGAGCATGCCCGCGGTCCACGACTTGCCGGCGTTGTGGCACGACTTCACAGCGGTGCGCCGGTTGGCGACCACCGATTCGGAGATGTCGCGCTGCTTGGACCACAGGTGAACGCCGAGCCGTGCTCGCGCCCAGCCTTCAGGATCTCGCCTGTACGGGGAGACGGGCGGCGGCTCGAAAGCGCGTGCTGCGTGCTCCCAGGCAGTCAGCGTCATGGCCGCTCCCCACGGACAGTAACGGTGACGCCGCATCGCTTCGACCAGCACACCCCTTGATCGGAGTCATCCTCATTCACGGGCGGGCAAGCAGGAGGTTCGAGATTCGACACTCGCCGATCTCACTCAGCGTTACGACACCGACCGGAGATGCCGAGGTACCACGGTTGGGATCAGTGCTCGTTGCTCCGCAGTCAGGTCGAGATCATCGAAGATCCTCTGTAGCAGGCCCACGATGAGGGCGCCCTGCTGCTCAGCCAACCGCACCTGCCGCTCGGCGATGCCCGCGGCGAGAGCTGCCTTGCACACGTCCGTCAGGTGCTTGCGCTCGGCCTGGTACAGCGTCAGCCACACGTTCGGCTTGGCCGCCGACGTGGTGTCAGTGCCGGTGAACTCGCCAGAGCCCTTGTCGACCTCTTCGACGACACCCCAGACCAGGTCGGCCTCGTCGACCTCTTGGACCTTCTCGTGCAACCAGGCGACGTGGCCGGCGGTCCGGTGGACCTCTTCAAGCAGCGCTGTTCCTGGGTCGACCTCACGGGGCAGTCCGTACGTGGCGACCGCGCGCCGGGCCATCTCTGCCTTCGCTGCGGCCTTGTGTGTCGGGGTGCTTCCCCCGTGGTTCTTGCACTTGCCGATTCCCGGATGATCGGTGCCCCACCCGGCCGAGCGGCCACAGGGCTGCCCTTGGCGATTCGTCCCACCGCAACGGTCAGTGTTCATGGCCTGCGTCGTTCCGGTCTTCGTCCATGGCCTGGGCGGATGGAAGTGGGACGGCGGCGCGCTGCTCGTCATGCAGTCTCATGGCCTGTGTGTACTTGAGCCCTGTCTCGGCCATGAGTTTGCGGATCGCCCGCTTGCGGTTGTCACTCATGGGAAGCCTCCAAGTGCTCGACTGCTTCGGCCCACAAGCTGGGGATGGTGGCGACCGTGGGCACGTTCGGGTGTTGGTAGGGCTCGCCGTAGTAGGCCAGCGGTCTGCCTCCGTCGTAGTGGTCTCCGCAGTGGAGTCCTACTCCGCCGTGTTCATCACCAGCGAGGTAGAGGGCGGGGTGGAAGAGCGCGGCGATGAGGGCGTCGGTGGAGACCTTCACGGCTGGGGCTCCTCGCCTCGGTTGTGGTGGGTGACGAGATGCATTGCGGCCACAGCCCACATGCTGGAGACGGAGGAGACGTAGGCGATCTCTGTGCTTCCGCGTTCGTCGTCCTGTGCACCGACGAAGGCGACGGGTGCGCCGGGGTTCGGGCAGGCTCGGCAGTGCAGGCCGACGCCTCCGCCTTTGTGTCCGTGAAGGTGGAGGTCGGGGCTGGTCAGGACGCGGTAGGCGAGTTCCCGAAGGTCGAGGGGCGCGGACGTCTCAGGTGCGGCGCCACCTGCCATGAGGCCGAGCGGAGTAGCGGGTGCGTGTACCTCTCCGTCGGGGACGATGAGTTCGTAGCGGCAGCCTGAACACCTCACCACCAGGCCGGGAGGGTCAATGCCGTCGGTGCCGCAGGAGCAGCGCCAGTACATCTTGACGGGCGAGGTGATGTCGGGCGCGAGCCTGACAGCGAAGACGATGCGGTTGCTCATGAGGGGTCTCCCGGGGTGTGGCGACGGCCCCGAGTTTCCCGGGGGAGGCTGCTCGGGGCCGTCTAACCTGCGGTGATCGGCCGCAGGGTTCTTGTAGTGGTCAGGCGATCTTTACGGGGTCGCCTTCAATCACTGGCTCTTCTGGTGAGGCGCTGATCCGGACGTAGCCCACGTACGTGCCAGGCGCTGAGGAGAAGTCGAAGTTCGTGCCGGGCCCGATGAGGATCTGGGCGACGGTCTGCCCGTTCTCGTCCTCACCCCAGCCGGCTTCTTTCCATCCGTCCGAGGTGGGACGGAGAGGGTAGAGCCTCACCTGCATGTCCACGTCGAGCGTGGTGAGGGTGACCGGGCCGTCCACGGGGACTTGCAGGTACTCCTTCGATTCCCTGGGGATCGGCTCCACTGCGCCCTCCTGTCACGGTGCGGTAGTCCAGCGGCGGGCGGGAACCCCTGCGGTCCACGGGTCTTCACCCGTGGTTGGGGAGGTCCAGCGTCGCTCCGCTGGTCTGTCCCCAAGATGGACGTCGATATCGCCAGACTCACCTGCGACTTGAACGCTGGCCGCTTCGGAGAGGGTCGCCTGATCGCTGGCCGTCGTCGACACCGCGACTGCGGCCAGGAACGAGGCGATGCCCTGGTCTGACAGTGCTAGAGATGCGGCGAGTTGGGCGTGGTCGTTGAGGATCGCCTGGTCGTCGGCGTCGAAGGCGGCGCCGATGAACAGGTCCGCGTTCTCGCTCAGGGTGGCCGCGTCTGTGGCGCTGGTCTGGGTTGTGACGTCGGCGGTGTCGGTGAGGTTGGTCTGGTCCGCGCCTGGGGTGGTCGCGGCCAGGCTGCTGGCGTCTGTGAGGGTGGCCGTGTCTTCGGCGGTGGGGCCGGCGGACTGGTCGACGGCTGCTGTCTCGCTC